AAGCTCAATCGGTTTTGAAAAGCTCGCGCACCCTGTCAGCGTCAGCCCCATCAAAAACAACAGTGTCACCGCCGTTAACCCGGATTTCTTGGGCAAGGATTTCATTGCTTCGTTCCAGTTCCGTTAGGGTTGAAGTGTCTGACAAAAGGCGCTGTGTGTGCCGTTTGCTAATTGATTGGTGCAATTCAACTTGATCCTCAAGCATTTGCACTTGTTGATGGAGGTCACGCACCTTGGCGCTTTCAGCTAACAGCCCCGACAATTTCATGCCGGAGCCAAAGCCACCCGCAAAGGCCAGAGCCCCAACGATTGCGTAAGCTTTAAGATTGATCATTTTCAATCCGTGCGCTTTTCAGCTTGAACACGTATCCGGCAAGGATCGTCACAAGCGCCAGAGCTGCAATTGCTAGCTGCTCATAATTCCCGAAATACTCGGGCGGAATGCGGTGCGTTAGATCGAATATGAACAAGGCGATCACAACAGCCCACACCACCGCAAACTCACGGCCAAAGGTTTTTTTAACGTTCATTGGTGCTGGCCTTTCCGTAGTCTTTCACAAGTGGGAAAGAGTAATCTTTGATCTTCTCGACAACCGGCCAATAGTAACCAATCACCCGGCTTGTTTTGAAAGGCTTGATGCTGGTTGTGTCGGAGTGGTTTGCACCAACACCCACGATGCGCCCGCGCTTGTCACGGCCCATGCCAAAAATTACATGGCCCTTGCCGCTGCCCTTAGCGCCACGCTCAAACACGACAACGCAACCCACAACCGGAGCTTTTATTTTTTTGAAGTGCGGTGATTTTGCGTAGGATTGAGCCCGGCCCGAGCGGGTTGAGCGAATGCCTACTTCTTCAAAGCAATTTCCAATGAATGCCGCGCAATTGGGCACTTCGTCAGTTTTGACCCAATTCACTTTGATTTTCTTCCACCACCCCAGAATAACCGGGTTGTGCTTTCGGCCCTTGATTTCTTTCGTGCCAATGTAGGTGAGCGCCGTCTTGAGCCAGTTAGGGTAAGCCATTTCAATTCTCCAATATTTATTTGTAGTTTTTGATCAATGCGAAAAAGCGAACCGCCGCATACATCGTGCGCCGTTTCCACTTGGGAACTCCCAAGATTTCCATCGCCTTTAGAAAGATTTGATCGCCTTCAAGCCGCGTGCATTTTCTTGTGGAGCCATCCGGCTTCAAGATCAGCGCGTGCGTGCAAAGGTAATCATGAACAACCGCCGCTTTCGCATACGGTCCAAGTGGTGGGAAAATACCCCACGTCAGGCGCGGCGTTGATGCAAAATCGGTGTCGTATCCCTTGGGAACAACAACCCACTCACCGGCCAAATCTGTAAGGTAAAAAAAGAAAGGGCGGTGAACTGTTGCCAGCACCCGCCCCTTGCTGCTTCGATGAGTGATTTCAACGAGCAACGGTTCTGTAAAACTGCTCACTAAGCTAGCGGCGTTGGACCGTATGCCAAGAGATAGAACGCTGAGCCCGGGCTTGGTTGCGCCGTAAATCCTGTAATGCTGTTACCGTTGTAACTTGACGTTAGCGTCTTGCCCACGCCAACAGAGTTGTAATAGATAATGCCACCGTGAACGCCAATGCTGTCAGTTGTTATGAGGATCAAGCCCTTAACAATGCTGCCCGTGCTTTGCCCGTGGCCAAAGCCAATTGCAGGACCGCCAGTTGCAGTTAGCGTGCCACCGCCATTGTCAGCCGATCCGAACGCGCCATGAAGACCAAAGATGTAAGAATACTCATTGATAATGGGTACGCTCACATTCGTATGTGGCACACTGCCCGAGTGGGACGGCGGTGTCATTGCAATTGTGGAGCTTGGCGCTGACCACCCCGGCAATGATGAAGGCACATGCCAACCACCGTTTGCGCGAACGCGAATGTCACCTTGATTGTTTGCGTTGTTGATCGTGTAGACTGAGCCGGGGTTGCCGTAAGTCAGTCCCAGATTTCGCTCAGCAAACGCCCCTTGCGGAACTTCAACCCAAACGCCGCCACGTTTCTGGAAATAGGCTTTGTCGGTGCCCGCATTATCACCAACGACTGCAAAATCACCATTAGCACCTAGCGCGTTGGACGGCGCGGAAAGGCTATTGTCCTGCAAACTAATCGCTTGGCCGTAACCGTACCCTAGTTTTTGACGGGTGCTGTCAAGTGTAGCTCCTCCCATGTCGCGCAAATATGCCGGAGTTGCGTATTTGAGATCGTCAGTGCCCGCATCTATTTCCGCTTGCGTTGCCTTAAGAACTAACCCTGCATCCGTGAAAGTGGCGTAACCCTTTTGAACCTCATCCCAATTGTTTGCGCCGCGATAAACGAACTCTACGCCACCCACTTCATGGGTTGAAACATTAATAACAAGACCAGTTGTTGGAAAATCACTCATGACGCATCCCGCCAAGTGCCGCTACGTTTTATCCACGTCTTGAACTCATCGCCAGCGTTGTTGCCTGAGAAACAAATGTCACCGTTATTGCCTATCGAGTTGGAAGGCGCGGCCATTGAGTTGTTTTGATAAGCGAATGAGTGAAAGCTTCCGTAATCAACATTGGTGCGGATCGTGTCAAGAGTTGTGCCGCCCATGTCAGCTAGCGTTTTAGGTGTCACAAATTCTTGATCGTCGGTCCCGCCATCGGTATCTGCTTGCGTTGCAATGCGAGCTAGTCCTGGAGTTAACTGGTCTGCATAGCCAACTTGAACCTCATCCCACTGGTTAGGGCCGATATTTTCGAAAATAACACCGTCTTTGTCGAAGAACTGCCCGATAGTGCCGGGGCTTGGAAAGTTTGCCATTATACTTGCACCCAGTTCGGGTTTGCGCCGTCATGGCGAAGTTGATAGTGCTTGTCGGTGTCATCATCGCCGTACCAAGAACCCAGTGTGCGCTCATCTATTCCCGGCAACGAGGCCGTGGGGCCGTGCTCGTATGACGGCATGCCCGGCAAAACAACCCCTTCATCATCAGCGCTTCGCATTAGATTTCCGAGCAAATGACCCGGCGTTGGAGTTACCCACGCCGCAACCCCAACGCCGCCGCCGTTGGGGTCGTAAGCGAGCATTTCAGGCGGGACAATCACGGTGCCGACCAATTCAGCCGGCTTAATCCAGAAATCGTAATCCGCGGGAGCCGCTGGAACGATATCGTCTCGGAAAAGTGTAATTAAGCGCCACGCGCCAAGAACGCGAACAACACTTTCAGTGTAGCTATAAGCCTCCCCTGAAATTTTCTCAGGATCGGCAAGATTTTGAATCGCCCCGGCAATGCCGTGGGGGAATAGTGATGCGTCAGGTTGTGTCATTGTATTCCCTTAAATCAGTGTTACGCCGCTTGCTGTGGTTACGGTTGCACCGCCGACCAACAATGCAAGATCGTCAAATGTCATTTTGAACTGTTGCGTCATCGACGTGTCCCACCAAGCAATGTAATCTTCGCTTGGAACGACCGCGTTTGACTCGGCCAGATCATTGATTAGGAACGATGAAGCGCTGACTGAAACGTAAGTCGTGGTCGAGCTATCCCAATGGAAAACTTGGTTCGGAACCGCTGTGTCATCAATAAAGACGCGGGGGCCGGGAGCCGTTGGAGCAACACCCAATTCAGAAAGCAGCGGGATAGCGCCTTTTTCTGAGGTTTGTTGGATCGCTTGCCAAAGCATTGTGTGGTCTGTGTCATCAAGTGTGATACCAGCCGACACGCAAGCCGTGCGCAAGTTGCCGGTTACGATATTATACCAGCTTGCAGAGCGAACGGTTCCGTCAGGAACGCCCGCCGCCGAACAGTTTTTGAACCAAGTGTCTGCAGTTTCAACAACCGGGTCAGGGGTTGGTAGGGTTGTTGCGTAGAAAGGTGTTTGAGGGCCGAATGCTGTAGCCATTGAAATTCTCCGTTAAATTTTGTGACCACTAAAGCGGCCAAGAATTGTGCGTGTTGCCGACCCACGATGTCGCACCTCAATGGTGACCTCATCGTCTGTCTTTAGCTTGAATGCCCCGCTTGCAGAAACCGCCGCTTTGTAAGCTGTGTTGCCCGTGTCCGCAGCATCGCCAGTTGCGCGAATACCATTGATATAGAGATCAATTTCAAGCTCACGGTTGGCTTGCTCTTGCTGTGCATTTACATGCAGATTCCACCACCCGGCCTCATCTGCCCCGATCTTGAGAACACCAGCCAAAAGCGTTGTTGTTGATGCGTTTAAATCATCATCAACAATCGCAATGTTGGTGACCAATTGGTCTGTTGTAGGCGCGACCGTTTCGGTGAATGAATAATCAAACGCAACCGGTGTTTCGAGCTTCGCAATCCGAGCTAAAAGAGCGTCGTAAACAGCGCCCCCAAGATCATTCTTAATCGTGCAACTTCCGCCGAACGCCGTGCTGTATTCAAGGGTGATGCCGTCACCGGCCTTCAAGAACCGCTTGAAGATGTTGTAAACCGTGGCCTTTTTCAGCTCCTTGGTCACGCCGTCATAGAGCATCACAAGTTGTTGGACTGCTTTAATTCCCATGATAGCCCCCTAATTGATTTCTGCTGTTGCTTCGAAAGTGAATTTCAAAGAGCCCGCGCCATCCGCCGCCTCTTTCTTTGCGATCCCAACAACGGCCTCAGCCAGCATTGTGAAGCTATCCGCGCTAACCGTGATCGCCACGCCCTGCGTGACTGCATAGTCAACGATGTAACGGAGGTTTCCGGTCACGCTGTTAAACCACTGCGCATCAATTACGGTGCCGTCAGGGTTGATCGCGTCCGCACAATTTTTGAAGTATGTTTCAACATCTCCATAGCGGTTCGTCGCTTGGCCATCTGGCAAGCTGGTAACCGCGTTACGCCCTTGCGGGCTAAACGCATTTGACATATTTGGGCCTAATTGAGTTTGTATTGATAAGATGCTACGGTGTGAGCGTGCTTGATTTTATCGATCAAACATTTGATTGCTGACCAATCGGGAATGCAAATCCCCGTATCAACGCCGCAACCTAAATCTGAATCGAAACCAAGGCTTTCGAAAACCGCGCCGTTAGCTTGCTGCAAAAGCAATGATGCCGGAACATCAACCTCAATGACAAAATGATGCGCATGGCCGTTGTAGACCTGAAAACCATCAACCGAGGCTAAGCAATCTTGCAATAGTTTGTTTGGCAAACGAGTTGGAGTGTTTGCGGCTACGTGCAAGTAATCAACCTGCCCAATTCCGCAAACCGTCACCGGCGTTTCGTAAGTCTCCGGCACAAGTTCATGATACCGAACGTACTCACAACATTCGCCCGTGGCATAGCCTAGGACTTCACCACCCTCAGCGCACTCACCAACCGGGGCTAAACCTAAGTTTGATCCGGGAATGTTTGCAATTGGCTGTGGGCCGAGCTGAGCAAAGCCTGTGTTGTCTCCGCAAACATCAACCGGGTCAATTTCGTAACAGCGAATTACCCACTCAAGCCGCAAGGCCATTTCTTCATAGTAGGTGAAATCCGTTCCGCCCGCTGTTGCAACCTTTGCGCAAACATCATTTGCGAAAGGGTCACAATCCCAACCGGCTGAATAATCCTCTTTCCAAAGATCAAGCGTTTCGGTTGCGGTGCTGCAAAACATCTCTTCGATCATGTCGCAAGCGCGCTGTTCAACTTGCTGAACCCCGCCGCTTATTCCTGAAACCAGTTGATTTAGATAGGTGCCGGGAGCATCAACGCTTTCCCAAGCGCGACCGCGCGGGAATAGAGCGCAAAAGCTTTTGGTGATTTGCTCCTTAGTCGGGCAAAAAGTCATTGTTACCCCCTAACGAGAATTACATTTCCGAGGCTTGGCATAATGCCGGTTGCAAAAGTAATATCGCCCCCGGGAATTGTGACCTCATGTGAGGTTTCGCCGGTCGCGTTTGCGATTGCTTGCCAAATCCATGAAATGCGGAGTGAGAAAGGTTGATCCGGCAAGCTTGGTTGTGGAGCCTGTTTGAACAGCTCAATTAGAGCCGCCTCAACGTTAGCGCGAACCTCAGCCGTGTCCGGTGTCAAATTCTTGATTGTGATATCGATGTTGTCCAGATTTGGAGCAATCGCAACGGCTGTGGCCGTGGCTGGCTTGTTCAAATCAAACACCGCTTGCACCGCGTCCAAATCAGCTTGTTGAGGGATGCCATCTAAATATGCGTCATCCATCATGACCCAAACAGCAACAGTGCCTTCACGGAATGCGTTACCCTTAGCCCATGCGCGGGTTACCCCGGCAACACTAAGCGCCCACATCTCATAATCGCTCTCACTGCCCCCGTGAGGCGGGTTACGCTTACGGAAAAGCAACCGTTGCCGGTAATCCTCAATTCCCTCAATGTCAGAGCCCCGGCCAATGCCTTTGGGGTCTACAACAGTTTCGGTAATTGCTGCGATTGCCGGTGACATAACCAACGGCGTGTCAGCCAGTGCGTTGCCGCTCGGCCCTGTCGCTTGGCCTGTGACTGCAACGTCAATGTAACCAACGGCTGGCACTAACGCTGTCGCGTCTGTCGCATACGTTGCGCCATCATCTCTCGTCAAGATCGTGCCAGCCGGGATGCTAGTGCCCAATGTGCCGGTAAATCTAACGGCTCCCTCCGGGTAACTAGCTTGTTTTCGCGGCATACCCAACTCATCGCCGTGCCGCGTTAAATAATCGATTGTCGCCTTGCTCACAAAGGCCTGATCAAGAGCCGTCTTGATACGGCGATCAAATAAGTATGCCCATTGAGCCAGAACCTTAGCCAGCACGCCCCAAACATTTGGCCATAACCAAGCATCGGAGCCGGGTGTTTCAGCGCGGAATGAAGCGCGAAAACGCGATCCCCATTCTTTCAGTGTTTCGACTTTGAATGCCATTAGTTCACCGTTTGCTCCCAAAGCACGCCGAAGCGATACTTTTGCGGGTCATTATTGTTTGGGGAATAAGCATCAATTTGCAGGATCAAAGCGCTTTGTTGATCGCCAGAAATCTCAGCTTGAATTTCGAAACGCTCAACAGCGCCTTGATCGATCAGGGGTTGCAACGCATCTTCGCAATATTCGATTGCCCTCACCTTCACATCATCGTTTAGGTAAGACGGCCAAAGCGTCCAAAGCAACGAACCAAGCTCAGCCTCACCCTTCTCAGTCAGAACATCAAAGGTATCGCCAGCCCAACCCTTCCGATCAACCTGCCCGGTCGGCAAATCCATCTCGTCAGGAAGGCGCTTGTCAGTGAACAGGCAAATGATCATCCCGGTTGCTAAACCGTCCTGAGCAAGTAAATCTCGCCCGTCAGTTGTGGGTTGAAGATCGGCCAGCCCTGTCTCATTGTTGAAAACCAGATCGGGAAGCAAATAAACGTCCGCAACATCGGCTTCATTGTCCCGAATTCGGTATTCAAACATTATAGTGACCTCACCGTGTCTGACCCAGATTTGATTGGCCACTTGCCAGAACTTGAGCCGGTATCAATTTCAACATAATCAACGTCTTTACGAGCGACCGCGTGCCCGCCTTCACCGCCCAGATCAATTGAACCGCTTTCAACAACAACGCTGTCCGCAATGATTGTTAGCTTGCCCACTTTGATTGTGGATTCACCGCCGTGCATTTCGAAGTATTGCCCGCCGTTGTCGTACATCTTGGTTCCGCCGCCCGGCACGCCCGTGGGTTTGTCTCCCGGGCTTTCCAAGCCGATCACGATTGATTGGTCACGATTGCCGCCCAAGCAAAGCATAAGCCCCTCAGAGCCCGCTGGTGGTGTGCTGGTGAAGCCAAATTGCTGCAGATGCGCAACCTTGTGGTTTCCGCCGATAACCTCACCGGCAACGCCGTCAAGAATTGTCGTTTGCTGGTCACCGTCAGTGTTGATCTCTTTCAAGCGAACCCTTGAGATCATATTTGCAACGCGGGTGTTTAAATCGGTCAAGTGCCCAAATCCTCATTCGGCTTTACGGGGGAAGTATCAAAAACCTCCCATGTATCGAATGTTCCAAAGTCCGCCGTTGAGTTGGTTTTCTTTCCGCTAAGTGTGCGGGGATCAACCAAATCAATATTTGCAGTTGTTCCGCCCGAACCTTGTTCAAACGAAACGCTCTTGATCAGCATGTCGCCGTCAATTCTCAATTTCTGAGACTTCACGTAGATCAGCTTATTTGGAAGCACCACCGCGCCGCCTGTCCGCCAACCCGCAATCGTAATTTTTGCGCTTTCTGCCCGGCCTTGCGATCTATTCGCACCGGCTACCGCCCGAACCTTTGCGCGGTCATCATCCGTTTCACCCTCATTGAGAACTAATTTGGGTCGGTAGCGCGCAATTCCGCCGTCTTTAGCTTTTCCGATTGCTTGCTGTGGCTTTTCACCGGAGCCAACACTTGATTGGCCCTTGACGAAATAATCACTAAACCTGTCAGCCGTGCTATGCTTAGCGCTGGCCTTTAAGATATTATCGCCCTCAACCAGAGCGCCCGCTTGCCGCCCACCTTCACCGCCCCGCGTAATCACTAGCGATCCATCGGGTAAGCCTTGCAAGAATGCGTCTTGATCTTTTAGCTGACGATTCACCGCGTCAAATGGGCTTTCGCCTTGATTGATCTGGAACCACGGCACTTCCGACAAATCAATGTCAGATGAAACGCCCAAACCCCATTCATCAACTTCGTTCGCCATGTCGAGGGTTGATTTGTCCTCAAAGCGTCCGGTTGCGTGAATGATGCTACTGTCAATGAAATCGCATTGTTTCGAGCGCCCGCTGAGCGTTACTTCATGGCTCCCACTATCGAAATTTGGCTCGAAGGTTTCAACAAAACCAACGAGGTTAAACCCGGCGACTGAGATCACGCAAGGTGAACCGGCTGGCTCATCAAATGCCGCGCTCTCACTATCCGCCGTTTTGATCTTGAATTTCCAAGCCGCCTGATTTGCCGCGCCCTGCATGCTAATGGATTTAAAACCCGTGTAGCTGCTAGACCCGACCGTTAAAGTGACTTGTTCAAGGCTCATGGCTTAGAAACCTCAAAGGTTTTAGGCAAAAACAAAGGATGCAAAACGCTGTTGCGATCAATGATCTCACTTGCCATCTCAGCATCGTTAAACAGTTGGTGAGCCATAAACGTTGCGGGCAAGCTAACTTGTGTCTCAATCTCGATGATTGGCCTCAGGTTAGCCGCAAACTCGCTGAGCTGATCAATTGCGTGGTGCATAGATTTTTGCACCTCAATATGATCCTCAAACGTTTCAATATCCGTCATGGTTTCACTCAGCATGGCGCTAAGGGTTGCCCGAATTTTGATAGCCTCTTTGCGGTTGTCGATTTCAGCCCGGCTAGCAAGTTTCACCATTCCAAGAATAGCTAACTGGCGAACCATCTTGCTTGCGATCTGGGCTTGTTCATCCTGCAGAACTGCAACTGAATTTCGGTTGCGATCCAGTTTTGCACCGTTCAGCGCATCATCGTCGCGCACCAATTCAACCTGTTCCGCTGTATATGTCAGCGCAACCGGCTGCTCATAGCGCCCCGCATCGTAAAGATCATTTAGTTTGTCAAACAAACCATTCGCGTCAGCAACGCTATCAACCAATGAGAAAAGCGCGTTTCCTGCAGTTGTCGGGAACTCATCACCAACACCGCCGGATAAAAGTTCAGCGTTTAACGTTCTGATTAAGTGGCCAGTTTGCGTGCCCTCATCACCCTCAAGTGTGACTTCATTCCCGATAGCTAACAGCTCAGTTACAAAGCTGAATAGAACAGTCTCCGCCGGGGAAATCGCGCCGGGTGTTGGGTAGTGGGAAAAATTAGATTGAAAAGCACTTACCACCAAGGTTAAAGCCGCGCTTGCCGCTTCCGACATTTGAGCGCGTAACAAACCGATCGGTAGGATGCCAAAGCCGCCACGGGGAGTTAACTGAAATTCTAAATCAATTCCAAAGAACCCCAACCGTTTGCGGCTGAAATTAGTTTTTATGCTTGTGCATGTTGCGAACGTGGCGGGCCGCGCGGGTAAACGCAACGTTGAGCTGCCCTTAGTGTTGCCAGCCGCAAGCAAAGCGATTGCAGCGGTGTCCGCGTCATTGCCGGGAACATATGCGGCGATACTGACCGAATTGGCCTTTCCGCCCAAATCCTCAATAAGAGGATCATCACGATCAATGAACTCGTGAACAGCAACGCGGCGACCGCCTGAAAATGAATCTGTGTCAACAAAGAAAGGAACTCCCCGGAAAGAGGCCCGCTTCATGGTGCTTGGCCAGTCTTTGAGCATGGCAACTCCTAACAAAAAAAGGGCTCGCAAATGCGAACCCTTTAGATATCTGCTGTCTATTTTTGGAAAACTTAGAAAGTTGCCATAATTGAAAACTACACCCAAGAACTGTTTGAAGTCAACAGCAAATTACAGTGGAATTACCATTTTAGCAATTATAGCTCTTGTGTTCCCACGCTTGGCTCATCAACACTACCGGAAGAAGTTGCAGTAACCTCCTGAATAGTGCCGCCTTCTACTTTAACAAGAACCTCAGCTTTCACCTTGCTATCAGGTGCAAGCTCAATTTCTTGTTTCTCGGTTAGCCCTTGCCCAATACCGTTCCCGATATAATCGCCGGGCGCGATATCCTGCATGGCCAAGATTGATTGCTGAGCGACCGGCTGATTAAGTGGTGACACAAAGCCAACACCCTCACCCCGAGCCTCTTTCTCAGCAACTTTTTCGGTGCTTTCAAGTATTGAAAGAACAGCCGGAGCCGCCGCTTTCCCGTTTCGCACACTTGCCGCATGCTCAAGAGGGGCAACGCGCTTGCCGGTTTCATCAACCTCAGCCGTCACTTTGCCCGTGAAACGATCAAACATTCCCGTTAGGTTTTCCCACTTTTCAGTTAGCGGAGAAAGCCATTGCATCACGTTGTCATACATCTCCTTAAAGATGCCGCCGATCTTCCCTGGAATTGATGCGATCTGAGCAGGAAAGCCAACCACCGCATCAATCAAGACTTGAATGTCACCAGTTGCAAGACCCGACCACTCTGCGATTTTTTCGCCAATGGTTGCGAATATAGCAACAACATTTTCAGGAATGTTCCGAATGAGATCGGTAAAGCCTGTTACAAACTCCGTAACCGGCGCTTGCCAGTCCGCGGGAAGCCAGCCAATCACCAGTCCGGCGATATCATCAACGATAGTGGCAATAGCGTCAAACAAGCCATTCCAAACATTGAAAACTAACGTACTGAAATCTTCCCAAATCTTGATGCCCGCGTCAGCCACGGCTTGCCAATCACCAGTGAAAACACCTTTGATTAGATCGCCTACACCCTTCAAGACCTCAACCATGCCGGTGAAGATTTCAACGGTTCGGGTTTTCAATTCTTCCCAATGTTTAATTGCGCTGTAAGCCAATGCAGCAAACACCACCGCAAGGGCAGCAAATGGAGCCGCAACTGTCATGGCCGAGGCCGCTAATCCCCGCGCCGCAATTGCAGCGGTTTTAAAGCTTGCTGCAAGCGTTGGAATGTTGATTGCGCCAGCTAAGAGCGCACCCCTTGAAAACGCCGCTATGGCCACTTTCGCGGCCATTAAACCGCCACCCAATAGCCTTGCAACAAAGATCAGCTTGCCAATCCCGGCCACAACGCCACCAAGAACCCACATAACAGGGGCAAAGGCTGCAGCTAGTGCAAGCGTTGTTGCAATCGTCGTTTGAGTGCCGCTATCCAGATTGCTAAACCAATCGGCAAGATTACCAACCGCTTCCGCTACCTTTTCAATGGTAGGTAACAAAGCTTCCGCAAGTATCACTTGGACCTTGAAGATTTGCCCCGAAAGTTTCTTGAAAATCTGCCCGGTCGTATCCATCCGGTTCATCCACTCAGTTTCAATGCTTAAGGCTGCAGCTCTTGAATCGTTAGCCGTCAGCAAAGCATCACCGAGCAAATCGATATTGTCGATTAGGGGGGCAAGAGCCCGAGCCTCATCACCGAAGATTTGTGAAAGGGTCGCTTTCTGCATGTGTTTGGGTAATTCATTCACCCGCGCAATGACGGTTTTAATCGTGCCCATTGCGTCTTTTTGCATGTGCTTAGACACGGCAACCGCATCAAGGCCAATGGCCCTAAAACCCGCCTTGTGTCGTGATGTGGCTGCTGCGCCAATCGTTAGCGCCTTACCCATGTTCCGAATAGAAGTCGCGGCTACCTCAGTTTCTGCGCCGGTCGCAACCAACGCACCACCAAGAGCGGCAACCTCCTCTTTCGTCATACCCATTGTTGCAACGGCTTCAACACCAACCCGGCGAACAACATCCAAAATCTCGGGCGCTGTTGCGGCCATAGAGTTTGAAAGCTCATTGATCACGCCAGCATATTGTTTTGTGGTGTCGGTTGTGAGCCCCATTGATGCGCGGATTTTTGCAAGAGCAACGCCAGCCTCACCGGCTTGCATATCGTAGGCGGTGCCCACTTTAGCAACCATTGCGGACCATTCGACAATCTCTGATTTGTCGATTCCAGATTGACCGGCGGCGGCTGCGATCTCAGCCATACCCGTTGCGGTCTGTCCCAACACCGGCCCCAGAGTCATGAACTCATCGCGCATCGCGGTTAGTTCGCTCTTACTGGCTCCATCAAGAACCTTGCGAACATCTGCCATTGCATCGTCAAGATCAATTGCGCCTTTTACGCTATCGGTTAGGAACGCGCCCACGGCCAAGGACGGAACGGTTGCACTTGCGCCAACGCGCTGCATGCCACGGCCAATGCCGCTCAGCTTTGTCGATAAATCTTTGGCTTGATGCGCGACCGACGAGAAACCTGCCCGGGTCATATCATCCGCAAAGATACCAATGCGGGCTTTCATTGTGTTATTCATGGATCGCACCTACAAAAAAAGGCGCAACCCCTTAACGAGATTGCGCCGCTTGTTTTCGTTTCTTGATGTAGTTAGCGTACCGCTCGTGCCATTTCAGCACGTCATCAGCACTCATGCCGTTCAATTCGCTAACTGGAAATTTTGCCTCAAAAACTAATTCGTCTATGAGGTCGGGGAGTTTTTTGCCGGTGCTGTTTCAGTAACAACAACTTGCATCAAGCGAGCCAGATCATTGGCGGGAACCTGAGCCAAAAGCTCTTGGTCAAGGCCGGTGATAGCTTCAAGATAATGCGGCATAACTTTTGTTTTCATCACGATTGAAACATTATCGCCATCCGTACCAACAACGGTGTCGTATGGGAGGCCATGTTCAAGAACCAACAAGCCGGGAACTTCCTGCAGCTTGATTTTGTCTTGCTTGCCTTCGTGAGTTTCGATTGCGCGTGAAAGTGTAAATTCAGTCATTTTTCTCTCCAAGAGTTTGGCGGCGCATTACCAGATGCACCGCCGATTTTTCAGTTTATAGATTAACTTCACGGCAAGCGGATGAAACCACTTTCAAGCCTGAAATCTCACCGGAGCCCGTGTTTAGCGAGGCCCGACCGACAAGATCAGCTTCCGTGAATAGGTATTGGCGTTTCATGTCGATCAATGTGATTGTCACATCAACACAAGAAAGATCACCAAGCTCAGCCAGTGATTGCCCCATGCGATCTGAAATCGTAATTTCAGCTTCCGCCGGAACAGCCTTTACCGTTACATAGTGAGTGCCGTTTGCGTTTGCGTCCGCTTCCCGTTCAACCGTGCTTGGCTGAACGGTAACGTCACCGCGCAAGTTGTATTTGTTGTTGCCAGCTTTAATGCTGACGCGCCCTGCGGCGTTGTTGCAACCTTGCATAATTTCTTACCTTATTAGCTGTTGAAGTTGCCGAGCTGTTGATGAGTGATCATCTGAGCTGCGAAGACGCGGAATTGGTTCACCATGTCAGGCGGTAGGACCGCATCAATCCGGTCTGGATCGGTAACGCTACGCTCCATAGTGAGCAACGATTCAAACAGTGCGTAATTCTCGCAAATGCTGAGATCGCAAAGTTTTGCATAAGCATGCAAGACCGTGGCGCGAACCTCATCAACTGTAGCAACGTTGTCCCGGTTTAGTGGGTCAGTTTCAGCAAGTGCAACCTGAGAATAAGCCCCGGTAACTTCCGCTTTCAAGAAACGTGCAACGCCCATGCTTTGGAACATTGTGTTCACATTCAACCAACTTGGATCGGCAAGCCCCCAATCATTCAATTGGTAAGTTGTGTTCATGCGATCAATGATCACGTTGCCAGCTTTATCAACCCGGTAACCGCAAAGGCCGTCAAAATACATTGATTGACGCTCGGTGAGATCCCAACGGTCAGCGATCAACTTTGGAGCTTTGATGCCCTTCAAAGTTGTTGCGTGCATCGGAACCGAAAGGTTCGTGCCAATGCCGTTGAAGTGTGCTGCAGTAGCACCGGCAAGAGCGCCTACCCAATCAAAGATTGGTGAGCCTGAATTGTAGACCGGCATAATTGATGCGTGCGGGTCGTTACGGGTATTACCGAAAGCGCTCAACACCGCATAGGTGCCGTTTTTCGCTGTGATAACGTGGCCGTAAAGCTCTTTAGCGTAAGACCAGCGACCGCTTGTGCCGTCCATAAAGTCTTGCGTTGCATCAAGGTTTGTCGCGTCATTGAACGGCATGCCGATCACGTCAAACTCTTCATCGCCCAAGTTCGCAAGCAAACCTGAAACGTCAGCCGTGCCAGCACCACCAGTAAAGGCAACCACTGTGAGCAATGTTGCGCTTGTCACGCCTTCATCACCAACGCGATCAAGTTCCAACACCATGTCGTCACTGATAACACCCGTGAAATCAGATGTTAGCGTAACAACACCAGCCGCATTAGCTGCAGTTACCGGCGTGTAAACATTGGCGTTGATTTCTGCAACGATGTTTGCGGCAATGTCTGTGTCTGTGTCAGTTGTTGTCACTGCAACTGAATAGCGTTCACCATTCAGATAGAAGTAAACCGTACCAGCCGCCGTCAATGGCGCGCCCGCAACTGTGATTGTAGCTGTTGAAGCTGCGCCCGCACCTTCGGCAACAGATGCAACCCAGATTTCTTGCAACGGCGCGTTGTCGCGTGCTGCTCGGTACATTGCTGCAAGAACGGAATTTGCACCGGCAAGCTGATCAATGTTGTCGTTTACGAGTGTCGCCGTGTCGTTCGCTAGTGTGCCGGTTGCACTTTTGTGACCGACGAGCAAACAACGATTAGATGATTGAAAAACCGCTTGTGAGGGGTTGATTTGGAACGATGCCAAAGGAACCCGCAAGTTTTGTGGAATGTCTGCAACTGCAACCATTATGATTTATCTCCAAAGGATTGTTTTACAACCGGAGCGGATTGCTTAGGCTGCTTAGTTTCTTTGACTTCAACAAGATCACCAGCATTCAAGCGGCGCTTGTAAAAAGCATTAAGCGGAAGTTTTTTGCCTTCAACCGGAACGGGATCAAAATTGCGATCCGGTTGACGAACTAAACAGCCCTCAGCGGGCTTCAAGACCATTGTTTTCATGTTGTTTCCCGTTAGGTTTTAATATCAGCTAGCACCGCCTCAGCACGCCCGTCAGGCCCGTGAGTTGCAGTACCAACAGTGTTGGGGTCGTGAGGGTTAGCTGCATCAATCGAAATTCCGATTGTCGCGCTGTTTTGTGTAATTGATTGTGCCGTTGGATAGCTTTTCAGCATGTCCTCAGCTTGGTTGATCTTTGCTAGAAAATCCCCAGTTGCGTTTTCCCGAACCGCTGTGAAGAAACTTTCAAGGTAAGGGGCAATCCCCGTCCCCATTTTCAACCCGGTTGGATCGTCCGCCGCCGCTAATGCATCAACTGTGGTTGATTCAAATTCCGGCTGGCATGGCCGACACTCGAAAACGATTTGCCGGGCTGCAAGTCTTATGTCGCCTTTCGGTGACATAACGGGATTTGATTCAACGCTCAGCATTTGCCGGGCCGTGTTGTGAAAGAGCTGCGACCAAGTTGTTGCGCCATTCAACAGAGCTGTGAAAACCTGTGTTTCGAAGTGGTCCAAAACCAATTCAAGTTCAGCGTCAGTTTCGGGGATTAAATGATCAACGTTTTCTTTGTTCTCTTCAAACTTAGAAAGCGAAATTTCGATCAACAGCGTTTCGTCAGGAACTATCCGGGAGCTGTTACCGTCATCAATAAAACGGAAAACGCTACCCGGCGTATAGACCATGATTAAGGGCTGTTTTTCTTCGGCCGCAATAACGTCCAATGAATCAAGACGGCTATCAAATACCCGCCCCCCTGCAATGGTTGCGTCATTAAGACCGCCGTTAGTCAGGCACGCAATGGCCGACCAACGAAGCAATGTTTTTGCAGATGCCATGATTAGCCCTTGCCCACTCTTGTCAGGTAATACCGGACCCGGCCAAAGCCAGTTGGTTCAACATTGTTAATCCGGTAAAGAACACCGATCATCGGGCGAAAAATGTAATCACCTTGTACAAGCTCATAACCAACCTCATTGATATCAATGGAGGCGTGAGCATCGAAGCTGGTTACCAATGCGCGTTCACGGTCGCGCTGTGAAAATCCCTTGGCTTTGAATATGCCAAGAACAAGAGAAACGGCCCGGGTTGTGTCAGGGACCGCCCGAAGCTCACCTCCGCCGCTCATGGGGCGCAATTCAAGAGTTTCGCCCATCTCTTTTGCTACTGCTTTAGAAAGCTGGTTTTCATGATCAAACCAAATCGACTCAAAACCGGCCATCTAAAACCCCCTTTAGGGTAGTGAGAGGCTTAAAGCCCCCCACCAGTATTTCCTGCATTTTCCTCATTAACAGGTTCGCCGTTTCCGGCTGCGTCTGGTTGAGGTGCGTTTTCAACTTCAACTTTTACAAGTTCAGTTGATTGCTCTTTTTCGACTGTGCCACCTTCATCGCCGCCTGTAGTGTCGGCTTGCGTGAGTTGCACCTGTCCGTTTGCAGGTTCGTTATTTTCTTGCCCCGCTGGGGCTGCATTTACCGGCTCTTCAACCTTAGCTGGCTCGTCGGGCTTTTTAGGCTCGCCTTGAACAACTTTGATTTTGTGAGCTTTTGAAACTTTGATGCGATCAAAATTCGCAGATGTGCGAGTGATCTTGTCTGCAAGTTTCTTCGGTAGGTCGCCGGTCTGGTATCGTTTCCCAGTCTCGGCAGTAACGGAGCGGCGTTTGTCGAGCCGCACCGTTACATCGCGTTTCATGCGAACCAGCAATTACTTAGCCTTCACAAGAAACTCAGGACGTGAAACCATAGGCAACACGTTCATTTGAGCTTCCATATCAATGCCTTTGCCAAAGCGCATAGGCTCTTGCTTAGCATAGCGCTCTTGCGCTTTTGTGTTGACCGTTTCCATATAATCAGCCGGTGCAAAATTCTCAGTGAACACTTGCTTAGTGCCCAATGGAATGATGCGAGCCTCACCGTCGGCAAGGTAATCATATGTGGTTGTTGTGTCTGTGAGCGGGTTGTAATAATCAACCGTACCATCATACTCAACAAACGTTAGGCCGTAATGCGTGAAGTTATCGCGCATTGAATCACGGTTAGGGTTTTTGCCCTGAGCGTTGTTGAAGAAGCGATATGCTTCGCGCGTTTCAGCGTCCTGCATAACCTTGTCCATGAAGCCAACGGAACCCAGAACAACAACACCGGTAACCGTTTCGCCTTTTTTGATCTTGCGGTAATAACGCTTGATCTCGGCTGCAGTCTTTTCGATGTTCGGTGAGCCTGAGAAATCGAAATCAAAGACTTCTTCGGTTACGCCAAATTCAGTGAACAGATCAAACATTGTTGAACCGTCAGCGTCTTGGATAAGACCGTGAACCGCACCGTTACGCAACCATTCGCGCGTTACGTCCAGCTTATCGGCCATCGTATCAAGGCGCTCATTTACGATCTCTTCAACAACTTCAAGCTGATCGTCAGAACCGAACTTGCGTTTGTTTTGGATCGCGTCAGCCAAAAGACCATCTTCAATTGGGAAGTGTGGAATTTCAAAGCTGCGAATGTGACGTTTACCAGTGCGGTTTTTCGCACCCGGCGCGCCACGAACGGCTGACGGAACAAGGTTGATTACGCCGTTTTTGTATTCGATTGAAAAGTTTGTGCCGTACAAAAACTCAGACTTGAACAGGCCCATGCTGTTCCAGATTGAATCTTTGTTCGGTACGATGTTGATCGCCGTAGAAAGCGAACGAACCCCAAAAGCGGGATTATCAAAAATTGCGAGTTGATCTTGGTTCATGTTAACCCCTTAAACCAAAGAACGGCAAACAATACCCAGAGCTGTTAGCCCTAGAATTGCCGCGTCTTTTTCTGCTTGTGTTGTTACGTTTGCGCCCCACTGCAATGCAGGACCAGCAACACGCGCTAGACGCTCAAGCGTTACCGCTTCAACATCTGCAGTGCCGGTTGCGTCACAACCTGTGAGCAAAACGCCTGTGATGATTTCTGAGCCGTCAGATGCGGTTGGGTCGAAAGGAACATAAAGCTTTTCCGCTGTGATCATTGCCATTGGCGTTCCAGCCAAGTGCAAGCCAGAGCCAGCTTTGATTTTACGCGCTTCACGCGAATAATCAGGCTGTTCCCAGAGAATGAAATCATTCTGGTTTACGCCCTCATAGAAAGGACCGCTTGATTGAATTGTTGTCATGGATTTTAGTCCTTAATGTTGTGGCGCTGCTTCATGTTCGCGACAAGGCGATCAGTTGCATCAACACCGTTTGTTGTGTCTGCGGCTTCAAGTTCTTCATCGCCCGCATCGCCCGCATCGACGTTGTTGCCGCTCAAAGCTTCAAGAGCTTGTTCGCGTGCGCTCGGCTTAACCGCTGGCTCGGGAGTGACAACAGGCTTTTCAACCGCCGCCATATCGATTGCGGCTGCAGCAAAAACAGCTTCCGCTTGCTCAAGTGAGAGCTTTGTTTGCAGAGCAACAGCTTGCGCTAGTGCCGGTGTGGCCTTCGCATTTGCAGAGCCCATGATTGAACCAATGCGCGCCGTGGCCGCATCTTCTCCGGCTTGCTGCGCATCTGCTAAGTCTTGATCAGACATTGCATATCCTTTGTTTGTTTTGAAACTTGCGCCCTTGCCGGAACTGGCTGAGAGGCTTTGAGATAGGGAAATCGCCGCTGTTAAATCACCAATAAGGTCAACGAATCCCGTTTCACTTGCTTCCGCGCCCAAGATTGTTCTTGAACGGGTATCGTTCACCGCTTGCTCATCAACACCGCGCAACGTCGAAACGTGCGAAACAAATTGATCATGCAGTTGGAGAATTTTTGAATTGATCTCGCCCGCCGCGTCATCGGTCAGACTTTCAGCCGGGTTGCCCACGGCTTTAAGATCATTGGAGCGGAAAACCCGGGGCTTAACGCCTTGGGATTTCAACCGTTCGGTCTGGTCGTAATGGACCATGATCACGCCGATTGAGCCCACCATTGAGGAAGGCATTGCAACAATCTTTGTTGCACCGGCTGCAATCGCATACCCGGCACTTGCCGCCATACCATTTGCAAAAGCGACAATTGGCTTGATCTTTGAAAGCTCGCGAACTCGCGCGCCCGCTTCCATAGCACCAACGGCCTCACCGCCCGGCGTGTTCATATCAAGAACAGCGCTCTTGACTTGCGGGTCATTTATCGCCGCTTCAAGAGCGGTTAAGAACCCCTCATAAGAGGTTAGGCCAGAACGAGCCCCAACCCATGCGCCACGGTTTACCAAGCTGCCAGCAACGGAGATGATCGCCGTTGACTGTTCAATATTGTAACCCGCGAAATTTTCGCCAGCGTAAACAGGTCGCCCAACCAAACCAGCACTAATAGGCTCTTGAACGCCTTCGATTGATTCAAGATCAACTAGAGCGTCAACGCCGACACGGGGAGCCAAAACCGAGGCGATAACCTCAGCTTTGGTTTCCGTTGTCATTAGTGGTTGATTGAAAACCCGCTCAGCTAAATTAGCTAAGTGAGTGGCCATCAATTAAGCCCCTAGAATTGGATCGGTATATTCAACTTCATCAGTCAAAAGGTCACCAAGATCGAATGAGGGGCGTGTTGCGCGAACTACCGTTAAAAAGTCGTTTTCGTTACTGATTTCGCGGACAAATGACGCCCCTAAACCGCTACCGCCAAAGTCAGGCGTGGAATAGAAATAGACAAGGTTTCCGTTGTCTGGATTAGTTGTTTTCGACACGGTGAATGTCGATTGAGAATCGTTCTCAAAATCAACAACAACATCGGCTGGCATGTCGTCGTTTGGATCATTATCAACCAAGTTGGTTTCAACAATATCCGGCGCGGATGCCATAGCCTTAACTAGATTAGCAATTGTGTACTCAGAGCCATCAACAGCAATGATTGCGCCAAGAACGCGCTCACCAACGCTATCATCAACCAATAGGGCGCGAAACAAATCTCGAATACGATCCGCCTCCGCTTCACTTGGCTGCTCCAGAAGATCAAGGCGATCAACAATTTCAGCCACTTCATTAGCCAATGGAGAAACCGCACTGTTGATTGCGTCTGCAAGGTCCGCGTCACCACTTTCGCGCAAAGTCGCTTCGTCAGCGATTGCGGCCTGAATAACGGCGACTTGCGTACGTAGGTTGGCCCGACGAACAAACGCCTCAATGCCCGTGTTAATTTCGTAGGTTTTTTCGTCTACCATGTTTCTCAAAATCCCATTAAAAAAGCCCGCCAAAAATGACGGGCTTTAGTTTTCCGGGCTTTAGCCGGGTTTTCATATGCGACTCCAAGGAAAGAGGGAGGATCAATTTATTAAAATCGCATACTTACAATTACCATAACTAAACTGTTTGTCAAATAAAATCACCAAATTGGTGAATTATTTACACTTCACCGGCTGGTTTGCCGGGTTTAGCTGGCTTTTCTGGTTCATCTTCAAGCTTCAAACTCTTGATCACACCCTTTTCGACGGCCTTTTGTTCAAGCCGCTCCTCCCAATCGTTGCCATCTTGAGCCGCGATTGATTCAAGGGTTTCAACACCCATGTCCAAACCAAGCTCTTGAGCTTTACGTTCTTTCATCGGGTCAATTTGTGGTTTGCCGGACATAATGAATGCGCAACGTGCAAGAGCTTCCCAGTTGCCATAGAAATCTCCAACGCCCGGGGGCAAGTCAATTTCACCGATCAAGAAAGCCTCTTCAAGCCAAGCTGCAAACAATGGCTGCAATACTTGCGAGTGGACTGTTGAACGCGCAACCATGTAACCTTTCCAAACATCTGCGAGCGCCGTGCGGGCTGCAGCATAAGGCAATGAGCTGTAGTTTTTGGATAGGCTGGCAAAATCGATGCCGGTTGCCGCTGAGAATTGACGCAAGAAAGCGGCTTCAAACGCTGGAAAGTTTGCGTTCGATGTACTGCCCATTTTGATGTCGAGTTCTTCATTGGGCAATAAGTGGGGGATGCGCGCACCTTGCATCGTGATCCCGGCGCTGCTGTGATATCCCTTCACTTGCTGCATATGATCAATGCCAAGGGCTGTGATCGCGTTGCCGCCTAACTTGTTCTTAAGCGCATCAAGATCGCTCCCGACAACCTCCATCGCCTTCTCATAAGGCAAGTTGGTTTTGATAACCGCTGCATATGATGCTTGCGTGACGGCACGCTGTAGCTCGGTTTTGTTGTAATTCTTTAGCATCTTCATGCTACCGATTGCGCTTGCGAACTTGCTAACGCCCCGGCTCATTTCTGCATAAGGTTGATCAAATGCGTGCAATACGATTGGTCGGCCCATTCGGGAAGACGTGCGCGCGCTCACATATCGCTTTGCGTGAACCAAGCCGTCAGTTTCGTTCGGGTGTTTCTTGCGAATGTAATAGTGCGTTGGTGCGCCCATTGCATTGCGGCGAATACCGTGCCGCACATTGCGATCACTAGAATATTTGTCAGGCGTTTCGAGGCGATCAATAGAAATATGCTGCAAACACGTTCCAAATTTCAAGCCGCGCTTATATGCGGTTCGGTCAAATTGAACCAAGGCCAGCGCTTCACCATCAACAAAAATGCCCGCGTCCATAGTGCGCATCAATGCAGCAAGATCACCCCGGCGTTTTGCATCTACGTTGTGACGGAACCCATTTGCAAACAGGTCAAACTTGCGTTCCACTTGTCGCGCCCAATCCCGTGATTGTTCCGGTGAGATCCCGAGCAACTTATAATCAGGCTTCGCAGATAGTTTGATACGCGAACCAATTACGTTGTTTGTGTGCGCGTCCCGGGCGCTAACGGCAAAAGGGTCATTGCGCGTAAGTGAACGAGATCGCGAACGCAACAGCTCACCGGATTGATCAAATTCATTGTCGGCGCTGTTGTTGCTGGTGTACCAGTTACCACCCACTTCACCGCCCAGAGCTGCCCCGTCATAAGGCGTGCCGTAACCTAAGCTTGCTGTTGCCCCGGATAGAAAATCTGTGGCCTTGTTGATCATTTTAGTGAACATCGAAACGAACTCCCCGCGCTGGTCCGCGTGACATTGTTAAATCAGGTAGGTCGGTGACTTCCTCACCGCATAGCCCGTAAAATCTTTCATAAACAACCAAGAGCTTGTCGATACTTGAGGCGTGATACCAAACCTCTTGATCCTCATAGCGAACCCGCTGAGGTTTATCCGGGTTGAGTGTCAGCGTTTCAATTGCGTTGTAGATGTTGCGCAACAGTGTGGCACACCGGCTTTCCGCCGTTGTTTCCAACTGAGCAGATTGGGCTTTCTCGTGTTCCGCGACCGCAACACCATAAGTGATAACTTGCGTCGGGCTTGCAACACCACCAAAGCTAAGCGCCCCGGCTCCCGTTGCTAGACCACTGAAATTCACCGCGCCCAAAGCTACGTTGCTAACATCAACCGCCACGGTGCCGCTTATCAGAAGAACCGATTGCGGTGTGTTGGTGATGCTGAGATCAAAAGTGTCAGTTGCGAATGTTACCGTGCCGATAACTTCCTCACTGTGAAACGTTCTGTCAGGATACGTGATTGCAAACGTGCCGGAAAATACCCCGGCATCATCAAACGTCCCCACAACGGTAGCATTGCCCAAAGTTGGGTCATTTGCCGCCAATGTAATTGACCGCCTATTAGTTGTCATGATGCGAACTCCGCGCCTAATGCGCTCAAACTAAGAGCGCCGTTGTTTGTTTCTTTGATCTTGTTCAAATTGTTCAAGCGCCCCTCAAAGTCAGGGTTAAGGCTATAACGAGCCGCCATCGCATAAACGAACGTATCAATTGCTTCATTCCGAGCGCCGGGCTTTTTGAACCATTCCCGCTTGGGAAAACCGTTCATGTAAATGATACGGGATTTTTCCACGGTCATTTGCTCAAAATATCCAGCCTCATATCGGGTAGGAAAGTGAATGCAACCCGGCCCCGCTTCCACGATTGGATAACGTTGATAAATGAGCGTTTTCGCATCATCCACGCCGACCAAGTAAAGTTGGGTTTTCCGAATGTTCTTGTTTGTTGATCGCTTCCAAATAGGCTTGTCAGGACCGGGAACGCCTTTGATCGCGTGCCACGGCCTAAACGATGCATTGTGTTTGGCTGCAAACTCATAAACTTGTTGCGTTGTGTTACCATCGCCCGAGTCAATTGCCGCCGCTTCAACGCCAAGCATTTCACCACTAGGGTGTTTGAATTTTCGCTTTAGCTGTTCTTCAAGAGCACTCCAAACTTGCTGACTGTAGGGGCTGCCCGAAAGTATCACGTTGTCTTGTGACCAACATTCCTCATCAAGACCCCAAGCCAAGAACTGCACTTCAAGGCGATCAGGTTGCACGTCAATGCCCGCTGTAACCAAGCATGCCCGTTTGTCTATTACATCGGCTGGATAGTCCTCAGCACGGCTTTGCAAGCTTTCTGCGTTTGCAGTCTTGGCCAAGCTATCCTCAAAGGTTTCCGCCAACCGGGTATTTACGAACGTTTGCAACCGTGGCGGGTCATCTTTCACGTTCACAAAAAGCTCAGCCAGCTCACCGAGCTTTGCCCAAGGGCTGGCAATGGCGTTGAGGTGAAAACCGGCCTTGCCGTTATATGGTGCCGTTGGAGTCCAAATTCCCCGCTGCACTGATTCATGTCGATCAGCTTTTGACCAATCACAACCACATGAAACGCAGTTATATGAAGCCTCACGCGGACGGCCTTTAGGCCACTTCACCCGGGACCACTCCAAAATTTGCGGGTGATCGCAATGCATGCAAGGCACATAAAGAACCCGCTGATCAGTCTCCAAATATGCCGCCTCAATACGGCTCAAGCCCTTCACGGTTGGCGTGCTTGTAAGAATGATCTTACGGTTCTCACTAAAGGTGGCTGTACGCTGAGCAACAAGCTCAACAGGATCGCCCTCACGGGTGCTGACGTTATACCGATCGATCTCATCAAGTAGGGCAACCCGAATAGGTCGGGAAGCAAGGCTTGATTCTGAATTTGATGTTACTAGCGTTAGGTGACCGCCCGGGAACTTAATGTAACCGTCTTTAATGCCGCCACCCTTTTTGCCGGGATCGCCGCACCGCTCTTTCAGCTCGGACATATCCCTAATCATCGGGTGTACGCGGTCATTCTGAAACGCTTGAGCCATAACCTCAGTTGGCTGTACAACCAGCATAGGGGCCGGGTCATGGTGTATATGATAGCCAACGGCATTAAGGATTAGCTCAGTTTTACCAAGCTGAGCGCCGAACAAGAGAACAACCTGTTCCGAGGCTCCATTGCTGATTTCACGCATAGGCTCGCGCAAGTATGGCGTTCGGCTTGTGCGCCACCTTCCCGGCTCCGCACTCGCTTCCCCGCTAAGCATGCGGTGATCATCTGCCCAAGTATCAATCGTATGATCCGGGGGCAGTTGAAAACCATCAACCCAACCTTGGCGAACCTCACCAACACGGTTGGGGGCAAGGGTCATATGTCAGCAACCTCTTTTTGTAATTCTTCGATAGCCTCCCGAATTTCGGTTTTGAGGCCTTCTTTCCCCGCCTCAATCAGAAAGGGGGCTAATCTCGCGTTTAGGGTTTCCAGCTTCCGCCGCACCGCTGTGGCGATCTCAAAGCTATGAGATTTCACATCTGCAGCGCTCACCAGCTCCCCGGCTTCCTCTTCAAAGCGTAGCTTGGCGCGTTTTGCTTCATAGGCGGCTTTTTGCGCCCGTGCTTGCAAATACACCCGGTTGCTTTGATCCGCTTCCTGAGCGGCGCTTATTGCAGCAGCATTGTCCGCGCTCCGCGTTTGCGGTGCTGGCGTTTGTCTGGGCTCCGGTGTCTCCGGCTCCGTTGTTGTGTTGTTTGCCCGGCGGCTGTGTTGGTCAAGTGATGCAATAAGGCGATCAACATCGGCGGTCAGGTATAACCCATCGTCACCGCGTGAAATCCGTCCCTGAGCTTCAAGCGCTCGAATGCGCCGGTCACTAACACCAGCTCTCCGCGCCGCTGCAGTCTGGTTGAGGCGTTCAGCACTCATAAAACACCTATTTATTCGATTTTGTCACATTACCATTCCGCGCTGTTTTGTCAAACAATTCCCGCAATTGGTAATTATTTTATCAAAAGTGCATCTTTTTTATTGCAGTATTGGTAAATCCGGTTCAGAGTGTGGTTACTGGCTAAGGAAATTGGAGAGCAAAACAATGATCACAACTGACCGCACATATGGCGTTGAAATTGAAGGCGTTATGCCATCGGGTATCTCAAGAGCTGAGGTAACTTTCGCACTTAAACAAGCTGGCATGGACGTTGAATTGGAAAGTTACAACCACATTGTCCGCCCAAGCTGGAAAGTTACAACTGACGCAAGCGTTGGATACGGTAGCGGTTTCGAGTTGGTTAGCCCGATCCTAAAAGGCGCTGACGGTTTGCGCCAATTGTTCACCGCCCTAACGGCCTTAACTGAGCTTGGCTGCTCTGTGAATAAGTCTTGCGGTATGCATGTACACGTTTACGCTGGTGATTTCTCAGCTAAGGAAATCGGCAAAATTTCCAAGTGCTTTTTGATGTATGAAAACTTTTTTGACTACATTATGCCTTTGAGCCGCCGTGGTTCTTCAAACCGATATGTTAAATCGAACCGCTTGCATTCAGGTGGCGGTTATAAGCCTTTCCATGCTAACGCCGGTATGGATCGCATAAGCGCTGCAAAAACAATCTATGAAGTTTATAACGCTGTTCAAAGTGATCGCTTCTACAAATTCAACTTGCAAAACCTTGTTGGCGGCCACCGCTTCAACACTATCGAATTTCGCCAGCACGTTGGCACGATGGACACACAAAGCGCCCTGAATTGGGTTGCTCTTTTGGTTTCGTTTGTCGAGAACGCTGCAAAATCAAAAATCCGTAAACGCGAAAGCTTCAAGGACGCTGACAAGCACTTGCGCGCTGGCCGTGAAATGGCTGACTTTTTCCGCATGTTTAAAACGCCTGAGGCGGTTCAATCTTACTATAAGGATCGCTATGCATTTTTCCGCGATGAAGAAACGGCAGTCATCAAGGCTGAGAAAGATGCGATCATACGCCGTGAGGAAATCATCGGCAACATTACCGATCTAATCGAGCGCGCCACGGCAAAGCTTGAACACATGGCTACTTTCAAGCGCCGTCAGTGGAATAAAGAGGGCCGTTTGCGCCGCAATATCCGCATCCTGCAAAACCCAACCGCTGAGACAAATTCAAAGCTTGAAGTGGCCGTGCGCCAACTTGAACTTGCACTTACACCGCGCACCCGCCGCGCCGCTTAATTGAAAGAGAACATCATGACAAATTCAAAATATTATTTCGCTTACGGCTCTAACTTGAACGTTGAACAAATGAAATTCCGGTGCCCTAAAGCCAAGCTTATCAAAACCGCGCATTTGCCAGATTGGAGGCTTGTGTTTAGAGGCGTTGCTGACGTGGAGCCGTTTGAAGGGCTTTCCGTTCCCGGTGCCTTGTGGGCTGTGACCGAAGAATGTGAGAAGTCGCTAGATCAGTATGAGGGTTGCCGCCCTGACGGTAATGGTCTTTATCGCCGTGAGTTCATTGATGTTGTGACTGAGAGCCCGAACGGGGCTCCCATAAAAGAAACTGCGCTTGTCTACATCATGAACCGTGACGGGTATGATGCGCCGGGGGAGATTTACGCCAGAAGCATTATTGATGGCTATAAGCACAACAATCTTGACCCACAACCACTCTATCAAGCCATATCATACGCCTTTGACAACTCCCCAAGCCTAGCCGAGATTTAGAGCTTTCAAAACATGGGGAGATCGCGCCAATGGTCGTGATTTCCCTAACATCATTTCAAACTCATATTTAACGGCGCTGGTGACTTGATCAACCGGCAATTCTTCGGTTTTGATCCCCATGCATTGCCATGAGCTATCGCCGCCCCCGCCTTTCATTTCTTTGCAGGAATAGCCGTATTGATCGCATAGGTCGCGGACTTCATCGCGGGAATGGTATTTCTGGTAAAACCACTCACCATTGCGGTATAGGGCCGTGAGGTTGTTTTCATCCAAGAACTCAACATAGCGCATGCTCGGTGAGCTTCGGTTGATTGTTTGCCGATCAAATGATTTGCGATAATCAAGGCAACGCCCTGAGAAGAAAATGCGACCGCCCACTTTGCAAGCTGCATTGATGAACGTCAGCACCGCATCTTGAGCTTCCATGCAATCAACGCTGTTCATCACGCTATCAAGAACAACAGCGTCATAACCGCCGTTCTTTTCAATATCCGCGCACATGTGATCGATCATGGCATTGATCGCGCTTGCATCTAATGTTTTGGAGCCGCCTACTCGGCGGAACAATTCAACGTCATGCACGTTGAAGCCCTGCTCACGCAAAAACTTCGCATAATCGCCTTGCCCTGCGCCGAAATCCAGAACCCGGGCCTCACGGTTATTTAAAAGCCAGGGAATTACAAGCTTCTCATAAAGGTTGCTCTTGTTTTCCTTACCGCTATCGGTTTTGCGCTTGCGATACATTTGCGCGAAAGTTTGAATGTACGTGTTCCGCGGGAGATGCTCATAACTGAAAACACCGTATTCCCGGCTCAGAAATTGCACGTATTCGTCCCGGCGCTCATCTGGCACAACAAACACCGTGAGGTCACAACCGAGCAATTTTGCGGCCAAAGCATATTGCGCGCAATGAATGATCTCGCCCGACTGGGTAGCAACAACGCCACCCCATGAGCCAAATTTGACAATCAATTTGCAGATTTCTTGACGTACGTTTACGCCGGTTGCACGCAAATTGCCCTCAAGCGTATCGCCTTTTATGACGGTATACCCAAGCTCGGGAAAGCCGCCCTTGAGACTGCACGCCTCATCGCCACGGTCCAAATCGGTGCCGTTGTGAAGTTGGTTGAAACGAACTTCATCATATGTAGTGGTTTTGGCTGACAGGACATAAACGGGAGCCGTTGTTTCGCCCAATGCACGCAAAGCCCGTGTGCGCTGGTGACCGGCAACCAATAAGTCGCCGCGAACAATTAGCGGTTTAACAATCCCAAAACGCTTGATGCTTTCTTTCAGAACTTCAATGTCGTCATCATCAATCTTGCGCGGGTTGTAAGCCGCCCCACGCAAGCCGTCCAATGAATAAGCAGGATCAAGCATTTTCACCCGCCCGAGCCAGCAACCAACGGACAAATCCGAAATATGCGCCGTGGCTTTCTGAATACATCGTCAGCGTGTCTTTGAGATCAGCCGCCTCTTGATCCGTCATTGGAACCTTGATGCCATCAAAGTTGAATGTCGGGCCGGTCACGCCGGTTGTTGATTCATCGCTGCTTTCGGATGAGATATCAACATGATCGCCACCGCTACCGTCATCAACGGCATTGTAAGTGGTGTTTTCACCGGTGCCACTGTCCATGAGGTTGTCGAGAATATCAGGATCGAACGCAGCAACTTCCAGATCGAAGCCCTGCTCTTCCAGAGCTTTCAACTCAGTTGTGAGCAATCCATAATCCCATTGGGAATATTCGCCGGACTTGTTGTCCGTGATCCTGTACATCTGGGCTTGCTCATCGGACAAATCCGAGGCCACCTTAACGGGAACCTCAGTGTAACCGAGCTTTTGAGCGGCGCGCCACCGGGTGTGTCCTACGATAATTACGCCGGTCCCATCTACGACGATCGGTTGCTGAAAACCGAATTGTTCCAACGACATAGCGACCTTATCGACCGCCTCATCAGAGATGCTTCGTGGATTGTTGTCGTATGGCAATACATCCTGTATTGGCCAATCGGTAACATCAAACGTCCGTTCCATTTTTCTCTCCTAAGTGATTGTTTTTATTGTAGTGAATTTATTGCAGGGGTATTTTGTTCCACCGGACCCTGTAAAAATTTCAGAAACTAGCCAGATATCGGGGGCAACGCTTACCCGCATGGGTGAAGCTTAGCTCCGTAGTACCTTAAATGTTAATGAAACCAATCACTTAGCATGTCTTGCTAATGTGCTGACTCATTGAGTGGGAAGTGGTGGGGTTTTGCAGTATAAACACTGAGTAGAATAATATTCTAACCAGCTACACCAAACTGCTTGGCGTAACGCTTCATCAATCGATCCATCTCGTGAATGATACGAGGCCCGGCCACCTTGTTAGCCGCCTCATGCATCCTCACCTTAGATTGCCCCTTGATCATCTCGTTGGGTATGCTAGGCCCGAACTCTTTCTTAATGGGTAAGCGCTTACGCCCTACCCGATGAAAGACGTGGCCACCCATCTTGCCCACGATGAATGAGCCACGATTCAAGGTGCGCTTGCCCCATGCACGGTGTGTTACACCCTTGCGCGTCTGACGGGGCTTAAACCGCTTCAAGGGCAGATATACGCCTGAGCTTTCAATAACGAAGTCAAGCCGCCCGGCATAAGCTGTGAGCTTACGCAAATTGCCGTGGCTTACGATATCCCGTTGGATCAACCCAACCTCTTTGGATAGCGTGCGGCGAACTTGCGTAAATGCACTACTGCCCGCACGGTTTAGCACGCGGGCAATAACTTTTGATTTCTCTTTGCCGCCAAGCGCCTGAAACGCCCGCTCAAGCCCTTTGATATCCTCAGCGCTAAAACGTACGTGTCCAACAGCCATGCGGCCTCCTAACGCCTAATAGAGCGCCTTGCAGCTATTGCGCGGGCAATGCTGCGCATATCGGTGCGGGTTGCTTGGTTAAACTTGTTAACAGCTCGCCCAAGAGCGCGGGGATTGCGTTCGCCAATCGCAACCGCCGCACTCTTGATCGCATTTGCACGGTCGGTGCATCCGCACATTAGATTGAGATTTCTTCAATGAAATATGCCAGCTCAGCGTCATCGTCTTGACCTGTGGCCTTTGCAACGATTTTGATCTCATCACCAAGTGCTAGGGCTGCAGGAACATCGTTCATGCTTGTGTGTGGCCAAGACTGCACTGGATACCATCCAGCCGCGCCGTTGGGCTTTAGGTAAATGTTTGCGCTCATTTCATTCGCATCTTTGAAAATAGCGCGGTATGCGTTGCCGGTTGTTAGTGTAACAACAGGGCTTTCGAGGTTGTCGCGAGTAAGAATGCCTTCCATGACATTTCCCTTCTATTTGTAAACAGTAGCCAAGCCGAGGGTCACCATCTCAGAATTGAGTGATGTTTCGAAATCATCATGGATGAATGCGAGCCAACGGCCATATTTTCCCTTGTTACGGGATCTCAACGTGCGGATTTTGACGGTCTTGCCTAAGACACGTTCACGCAACCAATCACGGGTAATTAGACCCTCAGTCCGGCTTGCACCACGGACCTCAGGTGCATTGATCCCGGCCAATCGTAGCTTTTGGCCTTTAAGCCAAGAGCCAAAGCCCAGATCAATGTCAACGGTTACCGTGTCACCATCATATACTTTGGTGACGACGGCATTGCGTACGTATTCGTCTTGCAACCTAAGCGGCCAATTGCCATGCAATGAAGCCAAAGGCGATGAAGGCCATGAACACAAGAATTGCGTTCTTTGATGATTTGCGCGAATTGGCCAACTGCTCGCGCACCGGCTCAACAATCGTGTTGATCTTAATCACGCCTTGCTCCACTTGAAGCTCATTGGTTTCGTCGTGGAATTCAACAACAAAGTTGCCATTGATACGCGCGCGCAACCAGTCGATTGCGAACAATTCAATTTGCCAAGGGTGCAAGCCCTTTTCGTTTAGAAAAACCCGAAGCTCTTCCAATAGAGCCTTGCTCAAACGTTTCTTTTTCATTTCATTCTCCAAGTTGATTTTTTGCCATAAAAAAAGCCCCAATTAAGGGGCTTTTGGTTTTGCTAATCATTTACAGATTTGCCTACTTTTCCGCTCTCGCGGCTGTCTCTATTTCGTCAAGGTTGCTCAAAATTCCAGCGATTTTCTCACGCATATCCCTAACTACATCTAGTATAACTTCAGTTTGTTGACTCATCGCGTTTTCCTCCTGCGCGTCAGATACCGTACTCAATAGTGAATAGAACAAAAATAGAACATCATCAATTGCAAAAAGGAATATAATCACATCAATTGAATATATTCCTATTAAGTGCACCACCCTCCCAAGTTCAATTCACTCATTAGTAATTATTAATACTTAGAAAAGGAGCGCTAACTCGCTGATCCAAATAATGTATTCAGATTTACGCACGTATATGTAATGAGTTTGTCCGGGTTCACCAGAGCATTAACTAGGCATTTATGGAACAAAACAAGATTATTACCAAAAAAAATGCATTATCAACAATTAGGGAGGAGTTCGGACTGAGCCAAGAGCAACTAGCAGAGCTTATTGATATATCACCCTCAACAATATCGCGTTGGGAGCGCGGCAAGACATTGCCGCCGCTGCTATCCGCTGTCAGCCGTAAGCATAACCGACCGCTGACATATGTGACGGCTATGGTTGATCAAGAGTTGCGGGGCAAAGTTCGTGCCTCAGAGCGCCTTGAGGCGTTGTTTCATGGCGATAACCTAATGATTGTAGAATTCAGCAAAGGCGTTCGCAGTGCTTTCCCTTTAGTTGTGGCAACAATTGGGCTTGGCATAACACCTTTCCTAAGAAATGAAACGAAGCGCGTTTTTGCAGAAAACATGCCCCAATTCTTGCGTGCAATGAACACGCCCGGTGCAAGCTGCAAATGGTGGGCACCATACGACGGCAAGAACACAGAGAGTGGTTTGATTTCATCAGGTCTGAATATGCAGCTCTATTACATGGGGTCAAAGGTCGTTTATATGGAAGCCGCGCCCATATCAATTCAGGAAAGCTTAGAGCGACCCGTTGGTGAAATGATATTCGAAGGAATTTAGCGCCCCACTTTTGCAGGGCGCTAAGCATTTATAGTTTGGTATAATAGTGAATTACGCGACCACTGTCAGCCGCTGTAGTGTCTTGCACAACAGCGTAGGCACCCGTCGCGCGCGTGAATGTAATATACAAGCCGCGATCTGAAACGCTGTATCCTGCAACATCTACGGTAGAGGCATCAGGATCGGTCGCGCCGGTTGTAAACACTTCGAGTTTAACCGTTTGATCAACGCCGGGCGTTACTGAATCGGGCACGCCTCCGATAATGTCAATTACCTTTTCGTAGATTGGTTTCCCATCGACCCAAAGGCGGTCGGTTTCACGTTCGACGGCTGAATATGCCACGGGGGCTTGTACACCGCCAATTGGGACTGTGTTATTTGAACTCATTTTGAACCCCTTTAGGCCATTTTAGCGACGAATGTGATACCAACACTGTGATCAGCATCAGTTGTATTCAAGCGATCAAGTGTGATTTCGTTGGTGCCTGATTTGCCTGTTGCACCAGCAGCCCAGTTGAATGTCCCCGCAGAGGTGTTAACGGCAAAACCATAAACATCGTCAGCGCCAGTGACCTCAAATGAGATTGCATCATCGTTGTCACTGCGGAACCAGATTGAGTAATAGCGAAGTTTACCTTTTTGGTAGTAATTCGCATTGTTTACGTTGTACTTGCCATTAGCAGGGTTGTCGCTAGTCGTAACAACCCACGAATTACCCGCCGTTTGGTTCAGTGTGGCTTCGACAAGTGCTGTGTCGTTAACCTCAGTGATTACTTGAGGCACAAGCTTAGCGTTTGCCGCGTCCCATTCAAACGTGTCGCCATCAACGGCAGTCGATAGGTCGATTTCAACAGCTGTTGCAGGCAACACTGTCGTTTCTGGCAGTTGTTCAACCAAGAAAGTTGAACGCACTCCAAGCTCACCAAGGGAACCGCTGGAAAAATCAATACCAACCTCACTGTCAACAGCGGGCGTGAAATACACTTCCGCGCTAGGAAGAACAGATTGATTGTGCGTCGCTTTCGATGGATGTAGATCAATCGGGTCGGTCGGCCCGATATTAGCATTTGCCGTCAAATCTACGAACCTGAGTTGCGCGGCATCACCGGTGCCAGAAGATGGAGGGAACAACTGAAGGTGAGCAGATAAGCGGTATGTTTTACCCGCCTTAAGCCCTTGAATTGAGCCCGTGCCAGATAGTGACAGAACAGCATGAACGTCACTAAAGTGCGTTACATCAAAGCCGTAGTGAGTTGCACCGGAGTCGTTTGCCGTCGCTGAGAGGCCAACTTGAATGCGTGAAAGCGGTTCAACTGTAATGGCATCAACTACGCTATAGCTTGGCTCAACACTGATCGAAAGCGTGTTCGCATCACGCACATAAAGCAATGACTGGGCAACGCCCGTGGACGGCTTCACATCAGTGAGCGCACCGGCTGTTGTTTGATCCAACCAATAATATTCACCAACGCTCAAACCGTGACCCGTGACAGTGACAGCGCCAACTGTTGTGATAACGAAATTATCAACATCAACAACGCTGGTTACGATTGTGTGCGCATCCAAATCACCATCTGTTGCAACGGCTTTGACCCAGTTGGTGCCGTCGTGGTGAACCGCTTCAAGTTGTGAAAAACCGTGAGCTGTTTGGTTCACATCTTCAAGCAAGCGTGACGCTTCGCCGGAAGACACCATGCCATCACTGTCAGCAACAAGAACCCAATGCTGACCCGTGTTTGTTGGCTTGATAAAGTGCAAGACGCGATCACCAGAGTTGTTTTGCGCCTGAGTGATTGTGCCAATCGCTGTTGCGCCATCAAAGCCCTTAAAGGCTGAGCTGAAAACAAAGTCGCGATCAATTGTATCGATGTTGCGAAGGTGAACAATAACGTCACCGAGAATACCCGTGTTACCCGTAAAGCTTTCAATTTCACAATTGCCTGTCGAGGCATTGGAGGAAACAAAGCGGTAAGCGCCTTGGCTGTAGCTTAGTTCTTGAGGTGTTCCAGTTGCAAAGATGGATTCAACGCCTACAAAGCCGTACTTCTTTGCACTAAAACCAGCTTCATCAATTGCCCCTTTTACGTCGCCCGCCTGTTCAAAATTGACCGCGTTGCCGTCAAGTTCAACAGTGCGAGGGCCGGTTAGTGTACCATCTGTATTGAAGATGTTTTCACTTACGGCTGGCGTTTCCCAAATAAGCTTTGCAGAGCCAGCGGGTGAAATGCTCCAAATGTGTGTGACCGTATCGGTGCCAACATCTGTGCCAGTATACCAAGCCAATGCCGGGCCAGCGATTGCACGAGCTGTGACTTCCGATTCAGTTGGGTTTGCAACATCAGAAGCCGCAAGAGTTGCCGCTGTGATAAATACATGCGCACCGGTTTGGCTGTAAAGCTTGCCATCGCCCGCTTTGACAATCTGGTTGAAAGCAACGCTTGAAATTAGGTCGTCAGGGTCAAGAGCGTGCAAGCCGTCAGAGCCGACCTTTAGCAATTGCTCAGCATCCGCTGAAACGTCTTGCGCTGGGTGCTTATGGTCGCCGCGTGCATACGTAACAGCTGAGCCAGCCGCGCCCGAGCCATCATCTGAGGCCGGTGCAATAACGTTCTCAGGGCCAACAGGTAGTAAAGTTGACAAATCCATAGTGAATGTTGACGCATCATCGCGTGTGATCGTTAGAATGCCAGATGCATCAACAGTGCCCGACATAATGCGGGCTAGATTTGTGTCGTCGAGATATAGCGACAAATCAAGGGCGGTTGGTGTGCCCGCTTCGTCGGTATATGTCAGAATGTTCGCAACCAAAGTTAGGCTAGTGAGCGTTTCTGCAACATTGTCAGTGATTGTTACAGATGCGCCGTGATCATCGGTGATCGTAAACGTGCCATCACCATTGTCGAGCGCAACAGTGCGCTTGGAATCGAAAGTAACAACAACACCGGCACCATTGTTGTGAGAGAACGTGCCGTCACCATTGTCCGTGATAACTGAGGTGACATCATTGATCGCGTCAAGTTGGGTCTTGAGCACCTTGCCTTGTTCAGCCGAAAGAGGCGACAATGCACCACCCGTGGTTAGGTTATCAATGACTTCACTTTTGCGCACCAACGATGCGCTATCTGACAGGCCGGTCGAAGATGAAACCCCACCCTCCCGGCGAGGCCGCGACGTAATCATGTTCATAGTTTTTCCCCTGAACGAAAAAAGGCCCACCGATTGGTGAGCCTCAAGATTTGGATTTTTGGAAAGTTACCACATTGGTAAATCAGACTGTTTGGAATGTCAAACTGTTTTTTGTATTCCCCAATAATTCGCCAAAGTGTCAAGTGCCTCAATTAGAGATTCTTGGTGATGATACCGCATAAGCTCATATGACTTTTGCCGCTCTTTGCTTTTCCGCCGGGCATATTCCGCGACCGTTGAACCACCAAAGCACACTTGGTTTAGCAGAGATGCGGCAACACGACCGATCCGGGTGTTTGCTTGCGCTAGATCACCAGCCGCCTCAATTGCGCGATCTTGAACCCCTATTCTCGCACCGCTTGGAATGCGCGGTTCATAATCAACAGCTTTTAGGCCGCTGATTTCTGCGCTGTGGCAAAGCTCCCCGTATTTTCGCCCGGCTTGCAATTGCGCCCGGGTGATTTTGTGATGTTTGTATAACCGGCCCAAAGGGTCAGTTTTGAAATTGACGTGCGCTGTGATCTTTTCCGGTTCCCCATACGAACCAAACTCAGGATTATCAATTTCAGCCTCTTCCACGTCAGCACCAAACACCGGCATGCGTGGCTTTGATCGCTTAGCTTTCGCCATTAGCGTCACCTTCGATCATGGGCGCTGAAAGGGTGATTAGGCGCGATGCGTTTAGCAAGATCGCCCGGGCTTCTGAATTTTCGCCGTGCATGTGTGCCATGCCTTGAATCATCGAGATGCACCGATCACGCTCACGGGTCATGGCCGTGTTAACAGATCGCACCGCTTGGTCCATAGCTGCAGCATTGGTCAAAGAGTTTTGGAGAACATCGCCAGATTTTTGGCTTTTGTTCAGCAGGTTTTCCAAAACCTCAATCTTTGGGCTTAGCTCACCGGTCGCTTCCTTGTGGCCTTCACGCCAACCAGCCTTGCGTGATTTCTCAAGCTCCGATTTGTGTCGAATTTCCAAAGTGCTTTCCGTCATTTCCGTGCAACCCTTTTCTTGCGATCAAGACCCTTGAACGCGATTTCGTCGATCTGTGGTTGTGGAAGCGTGAAACCAAATTCAGCCAGCCAATCCATGACAATGGGGGTCATGACCGTGATTGCAGCTCTTGGCGTATCCGCCTTGATTGTGATCACCTTGTGGCCAAGCTTGCGAAAGTTCGCATGCCGCTTTTTTTGGTTTGCTGATCTGGAACCTTGCTTGGCCTTGACCTCAATGTGCCGGATTATCTCCTTCGGGAAATATAACCTCAGATCAGGCTCCCCGGCTTGCATGCCGCTGGCCTTCGCTCTGCCCCGCTCAACCTTGCTCCGGTAAGCGCCATTTTGATCCGCCGCGAACATCAAAGGCGCTCCGGCATCGATCAAGCGTTGAAGCACTTGAGCCATGTAGGATTGAATTTGATTTTCAGAATATCGGATCGGCAATTTTTCAGTTCTCCATCAACAACAGGATTGAAGGTTTACCGAATACGTGAATTGAGATCAAGAATTATCTGATTTGGCAATCAAGTAAAAATACTAGACGTTTTTAAAAACCACCATTTCTTACTTTCACCCTCTTATATAGATATAAATAGAAAGAGAAAAAGATAAGAAAGAACATAAAGAACACGCACACGAGAGGATTAGTTTTATCCCTTATAGGGGAAAGTATTGAAAAGAAAAGCGTTTGTTTTCAATGGCTTATTCAGGTAATTTCCCCACTTAAATTTAGGAGGTTTTTGAAATCCTCCGATTGTTAGGTGTATAGGGGGAGCGCGAGAAAGTAGTTTAACGCGCTCCATTTTGGTGTGAAAATACTACAATGTGACCAGAGAATAGTTTCTTTTTGGTCGCCCCTTACCCTGCTCAACGCTCTCAACTATGGTCCCTGAATCCATCAAACCGCCCAATAATCGATCTAAAAGTTGTCTGTCAACGCCCCTTTTATTCATCTTTAGGGACACAAATGTGCGCGATGCGGAGCCCCCTTGATTGCGCAAAATGGTAATAATTGATCTTGTTCGTTTGAGATTTGCTTCATCGCTACTACTCGCAATTGACTCCATATTTGCAAAATAACGCATTTGATTGCCTAACAAGTGACTGACAAAATCAAAGGCAAATCGCAGGTGTTTTTGCTGTATAGTCACGGCCCTGCAGTCCTCAGTTACCGCTAAGATCAAGGCTACTTTTAAAGCGTTCTCAACGGCGCGGTTAAACGCATCTGCAAGCGGGTTACCTTGTTTCTCAAGTTTGTTTACAATCTCCGTGAATTTTTCGAGCTGTTTAAATACAAATTCCCCTTGCTCTTCACTTAGCGCGATAATCATTGGAGTTGCCGTTTTACTCCCGTCGATTAGCCCGTTTGAGGATTGGAACTTGTTAACGCGATAGGCCAGTATGTCCGCAATGCCCGAGGCTGCTTTTGTTGGTGCTATTGCCTTGGATGCTTGCATTTTCGCCTCTTTGGTTTCGAAATGCATCATCATACGCGGCAAGAACCCCATAGACCAAAGGCTGTCGTTGTAGTTTTCGCGAAAATCTGACGGTGTTGTTGCTCCAATCATATTGAAACTTGGGTTTTGGACGGGATCAAAACGCCCCTTAATCTTAGCGCTTCCCGACCCCCTAGCCCGGCGCGATCTTGCGAAGGACGATCCAGATGCGGAGTAGAGTTTTAGAAGGCTTGTTCTGATTTCATCTTGAGTGGCCACAATGTTTTTGCCGATGAATTTTTTCATGAACCCGCCAAATTCATCAATCGAAGCCATGACGGCGGGTAGCTCTTTGATCATATCATAGAGCGCCGCCCCTGACGTTACGTCACCCTCTTGCATCAACGTGCTTGGCTGCACCCGGGTAAAGCAATCGTTTTCATCGTCATAAAGCTCACCGCCCGGCACCAAGTCACGATAGTAAACGTCGGATAGTTTCAGCACCTTTTCAACGGAGCTTAGTCGTGATGTTTTACCGTAAGCGGCACCGGCAACCGTGAGGGTGTAAACGTTGCTATAAGTGGTGTAACGCCCCTCAATAGCCCATGCGCGGCCTAGCAATGCCCCGCAATAGGTTAGCGCGGTTAAACCACTCATAAGAGGGCTCCGGCTCGGCGCGGCGCTTTCTAGATAATCGGTAAGATCGGACCACACGCCTCCAAAGCTGTTAAGCCGCTTATGAAAGTCAAATTCACGCACAAGCCCCTTGACCACTTCATTGTCAGTGTTCTCCTCTTCCGCCTTCACATCTGCAATTTCTTCCGAAGTTGGTTGCGTGGCGGCGAGCTGCTCAGCCTTTGCAAGCGCTGATTTTTTGTCCTCACTGGCGATGATTGATTTGACGTGTTCCGTATCATCCCAATTGGTTAGCGGATCAACAATGCTCATAAGCCACCACAACGCCTCATTGCTATCAATCCCGCGCGCGGCCATCACCAATTGAACGGGGCTGTAACCTTGATCAATTCCAAAGTCTTTAATGCCATTGCGGTTGATAGACAGGTTCTGACTGCGCTCAGCAAGAGGCCGTCCGCTCGAGCTGGATCGCCATGTTGCAACTGCCTTGTAGCCACCCGCCACTTGCTCCAAATTATACAGGTCCAGCTCTTCAACCCAACTTTGCAGATCGGCTAAGCTGAGGTTGTTTGCGATATCGTACCAATCCCCGTCCGACTGGCTCACGTCGCCGTTATCTTCGGACTTATCAGGGCGAACACCTTTGCGCTTTACGTTGAACGGTTTCAACGCTTCCGATATTGCCTCAACATGTTCATTGGTCAGCTCCGGTAATTCGTCGGCCGGAACGGTGCAAAGATCAACGCCCATCTCTTTCCACTCATAGGGGTTTTGTGTGTCCGGGTGAATGGTTGGCGGTATCACCGTTTGATTGCCCATGCCCAACACTTCGCAAACGCTTTTAGGGTGTTCACCTTTCTTGACTGGTGCGAAGAACTTTTGCGCCCTCACCGTGCCGTCAGTTTTATAAAATGCGGTATAGCCCTTTGCACCGACCTTCATTACATCGCTACCCGGCAAGCAAGCTTCAATTGCCGCCACCATCTCCGGTGTTCCGTAATCAAGGTCAATAGCCACCACATTTGATGATCCCGGGCCTAATGCAATTCCAATGCCAGCTCCCGGCCATGTAGCCCAATTAGCCAATTGCTCAGCCGTGGGTTGCGTGATTGAAAACTGTGACCAAGCTTTTAGAGGATACCAGCGAGTTCCGTCATATAAGCCGGGGTATTTCGTGCCCGGTCTAATAGGGATCGGGCTGTAACCGTTTTCAACAAGTTGCTTAGCGATTTCATTAAAAGGTGACTGCACTGTATTTCTCCATTTACGCAAATTTCGATATGCACAACCTCACCATATTCACCAAAAACGCAAGAGGGGGTGTGTATTGAAAAGGGTTGCAATTCTCAGTTTCGGTGATTATTGCAGTATTAATGCACCACTCAAACCCATGTAAACCAAGGCTTTTCAAAATAAGTTACCAAAAATGACATTTTTTTGTTGCATTCACTCAGGGATAAGTTAGATTACCAATATTGAGAAAACAACTTGGAGAGATCAAATGACAACGACTAAAGAGACTTTCATGCAAGCCTATATCCTGCAACGCGCCGGTGCCCACACTGGCTCCATTACATCGGGCAAGCTTGTGGCTAGCGCTGCAAACGTTTGGCAAGAGCTGCAGTATGAACTTGGTAATGAAGAGCGCCCACAAGCGGTAAGCCATGATGAAGATGGTGTTGTAATCACGAACAGTGATGAAACTGACAGTAACGGCACAACTATCGGTGAATGCGATGCCGTGCCGATCCCGTTCATGAACACTCCCGGCGATTTGGATTAATCAGAATTGAGGTTGCGCTGACTGGCATTGGCGCAACCCCAAACTTTCAACTTGGAGAATTATTATGTCGCTTATGGATATCGCGCAGTTTGCGCAGTTTCGACACGGAATTGAAAGCGTTGAGCTGAACGGAAATAGCATTCGCTTGCACTTCCCAAGTGGCCCCCTTGATGCACCAAAAAACAATGCTGCATTCGCTGAGGTCACGGCTCCGGTAAACCCCGCAATTGGCCTTGAAGTCTATGAGTTGGCTGTTCGGTTCTACATTCCCCACAATGACGGTCACGGCCTTCAACATACGCACCGCGCATTCTTCAATGACCGCACACAATTGCTTGATTATCTGAGCCGTGAAACTGGTTACAAATTTGAAGCGCCTAGCGATTGGGAGTTGGTGGCATGAGCTATTCAACCCGCATGCAAATCTTGCTTGGCGCTGGCCTTGCTGCGCTTGTCTTTCTTACCCTTTTGGTTCTGGAAAACCAGTTAGCCGAAGCCGCGAAACTAGCGGTATGAAAAACCTAGATTTGATAGCTTGCGCCGGTCTTATCTTGTCCGAGGCCGCCGTTCGCCCCGCCCCACCCCGTGATGACCCTTTCAGCATGTATGGGTGGGGCGGAGGGCGATGCAGAACGCAACCCAAACCACCACCCTCAAAGGATCGCTCAAAGGCAAAAGCCGCACGTAAGCAATCCCGCAAAAATCGGAGAAAGAAAAAATGAAAATCGAAACATTGGCGGCGGAATGTCGTGATGAAATTTTGTCTAACCTTGGTGATCGATCCGGCATAAACTTGGATAGCTGTTCTTTTGATGAAGAGATTTGGGAAGAGATCAAAACGGCTCAGTCTGAGATCATTGAACGCGCACTCCAAAAGCAGCGCGATGCCCTACTCACCGGCTCCAAGGAATGGGGAGATCGCAAAGACGATCTTACCGAGGTGATCAAGGCAAATCACCCGCACTATACAAAAGACTACGCACCGTATTCTCGCGCTCAAGAGTTGGTTTCAAACCGGCATTCAAAAGGTGCTTTGATCGGTCTGGTCAGCTACCTACTCGGCCAAGCCGCGATGATCGGTGACGCTGTGGAAAGGCACGGTTGATCATGGGGCATGAGCTAAAAGCCACGGCCAATGACTTGCACCTTGTGTTGGAGACTTTCACTGTCGCCCAAATGGCCAACCCACAAAGCGCAATAGCACCCATGAGGGCTGTTGCGGAACTTTTCGCACGACAACGGGCCAATGAGCAAGAACGCGCTCAGAAGAGCTTTAAATCGCTTTCGATGCGTGTGGTCCAGCTTGATAGCGCATACGTGCGGTTAAAGAATGACCCCAACTCCCCGGAAGCGGTGAGCGAGCTGGAAAACCGATCAAAAGATGTTCGGGAAATCATAGACGCGGCGAGGTTTCAATGATCAACAATCAAACAACCAAACGGTGTTTTGAGTGCGGTGACGTTTTTCCTGATCAGCGCGGGTTGGATATCCATCTAAACAATTGTCAGTACACAATTGATGCACGGGAGGAAAGAGCTAAAGCCAGCCGGGATTTGGATATTAGCAATAGAGCCAACGAAATCTTTTATGAAATTGTTGGTGACCATGATCAAGAAACCCTATGTCCGCGGAAGTTGTCTGAGTTCTTAGCGGAGCAGGAGTATTCAGTATGATTGGCCGTTTTCTTTGTCGCATTGGCTTTCACCGGTACGGACGGAAGTATTTTGCCGCCGGTAAAGATTGGGCCTTTGGTATGGGGCACCGGGCGCGGAACTGCAGACGTAAAGACTGCAAAGTCACGCTGAGATATTGGCCCGACTAAAAACGCACATTGACAAACAACCCGACATTCATTCGAGTGCCGGGGATTCTTTAAACCAACTCAGTATCTTGGAATAATAATGCTTTCAAAGCTTTTTAAAAAAATCAAAAGTATCATTTGGTTCATAATCAAATGGTTTTTTCTGATCCCGCTTGCACTTTTTATTGTTGTAGGCTTATCGCTTGGCCTTTACGAAAACTTGACCGGCAACAAGATTGCTTGGCCCGGCAACTCAGAAGTTGCGGAAATTGCAGAAGCCAACCCTGTTGAAGAAACGGAAGTGCTTGATGCGGCTCCCGCTGTAATTGAAACCGAACCGGCAATAGAAAACTCAGAAGCGTATTTGGCCGGTCTTTACGATCAAGTTTTTCACAAGTGCGATCACGAGGCTGCTAACATTCCAGCGAACTCAGCTTTCTTGGCTAGCTATTTTCATTGGAGCGTTGCCTATGATGAAAGCTATTTCACCGGCATGCGTGAGGGTCATGAGTTGATCCATGAACAAGGCGAGGAGTTCGCATGCGCCTACCTGATCGGCGTTCTGTCAAATCACGCCACAATCACGAAGCGACCAACCCCAACTGCAGATGATCGAGAATTTGCCTTCGGAACCGGCGTTTACTCAGCTTTCGTGGCGGATTGTGGCTACGTTCTGGATGGCTCAGAATTGGGGAAAACACACCATCAGGCCGTTGCAACTGAGCGAATGAAATCGCTTACGGAATACCATGATGGACTGCACCTTGTTTACGATCTTGTCGAAAAGTTCGGGCTCAAAAGGGCTTGCGATGAAATCGCTCAGGGAGTTATCAAACCATCTGACTTTGGAATAAAGCCCGATATTCCAGAAAATCGATCACCGTTGTTGAACTAAGCAAACCAAAGGGCGCATCATGCGCCCTTTTTCTTCACCAATGCCAGCAAGTCCGCATTCAATTGAGACTGCCAACCCCTGCCCGTTAATCGGTAGTGTTTAAGCACCTCACTATCCAACCTTATTGAGATAGATTCTTTGCCCTTACCTGCAGGTAACTTAGGGCGACCACGCTTAGCCTTGGCAAACATCGCGTCTGACCATTCCGGGTTGTCAGCATCCGCCGCAATACCGGCCTGAATTTCTTGTTCCGTGATCAGTTCTCTTGGAGGAGTATTCGCCGCTCGTAGCCCACTATATCTTACTTTTGCTTCGGCTCTAACTGCTTTAGCATCCTTTATAATAAACGAGCCGCTTCCTTGGCGGGTGTCATCATCCTTGCTCTTCGATGATTTTCTCATATTTTCGCACCTCCCTTTTGTTAGACTTTCGCAAGCTAATCACACGTATTGCATCTTCACGTATGGTGTAACAAATAGCATGTAACCGCTCGCCAATTTTCACATGGCATAACTGGCGCTCTTCACCGTCATGGTTTTGGGTAAGGCAAATCGCGCTATCCCAATCAATAAGCTTTGCGCTTTCAAACGCGATTCCGTGCTTATCAAGGTTCTTTCGCGCCTTGTTATCGTCCCATTCATATTCAAATTCATCACTCATGTCAATAAATGTATATACATTAAAACAATAATGCAACCTCAAAATGGGTACGTTTTATTGATAAAATGTACAAGATGCTTGTATATTGAGGTTGACCAAAGAATCTTCATCGCTCAGAGTGAGTACATGGACAACTTGGAGAGCCACGATGAAGAATTTTGTAGAACAGATTAAAGACCTAATGGAAGCACGCGGTTGGGCGGAAAATCGGAGCCGTTTCGTTTCCGTTTTAGTACCAAAATTGGAAGCCTACCCACCATATTTCTTTGCACTTGAAGAAACGCTTGAAGAGCAAAGCGGCACGCTTGCACTACGCGATTGCTTGCATGAAGTAATGCCATACGGCGTGAGCCTGAAAGACGATAACATGATTGATGCAATTGATGCTGTAATGGGTGAGTTGGTGTGGTAATGGCTAAATCAACTTTAAAGGCCGCTGACAGGCATTTCGTTACGATCCGGGCCCATGCTGCAGTAGGTAATGAGGCCGCCGCCACGCGCTATTACTGCGAGCATCGGATTTCATATGCAAAATTCATGAAAGCACTAAATGAGGGCCGTGACCAACGGAGGAGAAAACAAGATGACAAGTGAAGATTTTGTGAGCTGGCTAGCAGAAATGAAGTCCGCGGGACTTGGTCGATCTGACGCAAAGTGCGCTGAGCTTTTGGGTATCTCGAAAAACAGCGTTGTGGCCATTAAGAAAAATGGGGGCGACATACGGACCGCACTTGCGTGTAGAGCTTTGTTGCATCGCATGGAACCGTACGGCAAATCAGTTTAGCGCATTCAAGTGGTTGGAGCTTTCTTTTATACAACCGCGTAAAGAGCCAAAAGCAACACTATGCATGCAGGAAAGGGCTAGGGGTTCGCGCCCCTAGCCCTTTTTAATTCCCATCTCCAACGCCGCCTCTTCACTGGCCTCAGAAATAGCCCTCATAGTCTCTTCCGTGTAAACACCAACTGCGATAGCCATTGCCTCAAAGAACGCCTCACGGCTTACGCCATCGAATTTAGCGCCCTTTGATTGCAAGAACGGCCCAACCTTTGCAGCGGCGCTTTTCAACGCCGCCACTTCAAAGTCTTCAAGGTTACTCAGATGGTTGTGTATCATCTAACGCACTCCATCTTGCAAGGCCATCAACCTCTCCCGGTTGACTTGTCGCGATCTTGCGGCGCTTTAACCGACCAAGGCAATCATCAACAACCGTGTAAAGCTGGCCGGTTACGTCCATGATATCCTCAATACGCACCCCAACCGCTTGTTGTTTCAACACCTCATAAACGATGCGATCCGCGCCATTGGAGAAAGTGCCGGGCGCATCATAAAGGAAAGACTTAACGCGCGTGTAGCTGCCATCCTCTTGCACAACAATCCGGTCAGGACACCGCAAAGACTTAGCCCGAACAATCGCCTCACTGGTTGTGCTTGGGTAAGGCTCCTGCCCGCCGTGCGCAGTCCACCAGCGTTCAGCCATCTTGCGCGCGCCACCAGCATGCTCAAAACAAACCCATTCAGGAATAGGCGCGGATTTCTTGACGCTTGGAATGTAATACCCAACCTTCATGCTCGTTGCGGCACCCTGCTTTTCATGGCGCTCAAATGTCCATGTTCGGCAAAAAGCTCCAGGGAGATTGGCCGCACGTTCATCCTCAAAGTGGCCTTGGTTTTTAAGCAAAGCGCGCGTGTCCGCCGTCCGATCGATCTTATCAGTTTCAACCGGCTCAGGGAAAACATACCCGCACTCATAACATTCACTGCATTGGATCGGCAAAATTGTACGGCAAGACTCTTGCGGGCACACTTTAACCGGCGCGTCCCCCACTTTATCGCTCTCAGAGCGCCGTTTCTTGGTTGGTGGTGGTTGCACATCATCAATAGGTCCGTGGCGCTTCACGTTGCCCGCAAAGTCCAACACAAGGCAATTTGTTTTGCCGGTGTCCGGTGAGATCCGCAAACCACGGCCAACCATTTGTTGATATAGCCCGGGGCTGGCTGTCGGGCGGCATAGAGCGACCAAATCCACGTTTGGTGCATCAAAGCCCGTTGTGAATACATTTACGTTCACAAGGCACCTCAGCTCACCGTTTTTGAACCGGCGAACCATATCCTCACGCTCACCTTTGCTTGTGGAGCCGGTTACGCATTCAGCGCCGAAGCCGTGGCCATCAAGCAAGTGCGTCAGTTGCTCCGCGTGATCAATGCTTGATGCAAAAACCAAGATGGACTTGCGATCATGGCCAACCTGAACGATTTCATTCACGACCGCCGCGTTGGTATCAAGCGTGTTCACTAGCTGATCAACTTGGGAGCTGTTGAAATCACCGCCTTGATAGTTGATTGCCCGCATGTCGAATGTTGTGCGCATTGCCTTTGGAACAACCGGGCTAAGATAGCCGCGTGAAATCAGTTCACCAACGTTCACTTGATAGGCAATATCATCAAACATTGTCTCGTCAGTGTCGCCATATAGCAAACCACAATCCAAGCGATATGGTGTGGCGGTTAGGCCTAATGAACGATAGTTTTCATGATGACGTTTTGCATCTTCAAACATGCGCCCGTACATCGTGTTAGATTTCGGGTTAATCGTATGAGCTTCATCAACGATGAATAGATGCGCTCCCCCGATTTCATCAAGCTTGTTGTAAATGGTTTGAACGCCACCAAAGAGAATTTGAGCGTTACGGTCACGACGGCCAATGCTTGCGCTGTAGATGCCAACCGGCGCTTGTGGCCATAGGGAAAGCAACCGCTCCAAGTTCTGCTCAAGCAGCTCTTTTTGGTGCGTCACGCATATAATCCGCATGCCGGGATACATCTCAAGCGTCCGTTTGCAGATTTCAGCGTTGATCACCGATTTACCGGCGCCGGTGGCCAAATCGAGAATTGGGTTGCCGCCTACTTCACGCCAATATGTAAAAGTCGCGTCAACTGCAGCTTGTTGATAGTCGCGCAAAACATAATTCATGAGCGCAAACCTTGGACGCGGAAGACGGAAGCGTTGTGCGAGAAACCTTCAAAAACGCCGTTGTCTGCCATGCGCATAATCCAGCTTTTTAGCGCGTTGACCGGCAAGCGCAATTCAGCGGCCAGATCAAGAAAGCGCATTGAACAAATACCGCATTCAGCAATTCGTTTTTCAATGATTGATTTTGGTGTTGCTTTAATGGTTTTCGGCTTACGTGTGCGCGTGTATTCAACACCGCAATCGCTAGGCCAGTCAAAACGCGGCGGAACCGCAATAGCTAGATAATCAGTCATGTGACCTCCAAGTTGAAAAGAACCGGGGACGGTGCCAGCCGCACCCGGTTTGTTGTTTGTTTTAGATACCGGCTAGCTTTCGCATTGCCTTGAGCTTGCTGATTTCAAGAATGTTCCAAAAGAACCGGAAAGCTAAGGCAAGCATACCGACCACAATTAGCCATAAGGTGATGTCAAAAAGCATTTCAATGATCATAGGTAGCTCCCGCTTTATCCAATCGCGCAATCACGCTTTCGGCTTGGTTTAGTGCATCGCTGAGAGCATCGTGCTTTGTGCCCGTGTACTCAATTTCAGCGTCAGTTCCCCAAAACGCCTCAAGCGTCCGTACGCTTCGGGTTTGGTGGTATCTCCAAGGCACCGATAAATCGCAAAGCTCATAGGCTTTAGCCAAATGCGAACAATCAAAATCCGGGTCTTTCGCCCACACATGTTGCGGTCGGTGGTTTTGGAAAAGTTCACTAAGACGATAGAGCGCCGAACCTATCGAGTAGCCACCTGTCGCAATTTGCGTGGCAAACAGCTCAACGTCAGTTTCCGCCCACCACTGCAGTGTTGAAAGGTCAATTTTCATGCCCATCGCAACGCACGATTGCGGGTCGATTTTCAAGTTAAGCTTTGAAATCATCTTGCCGTCAGGCAAAGTCGGATCAAAGACAACCGCGCCAATTTGCGTGATCACTGAGCCGGGCTTTAAGCCAAGGTTTTCAATGTCAATCATAATGTGTTTTGACACGGCGGTTACTCCAAAAGCTCATTGATGCGCTTTGCGATGCGCTCGGCTTTTTCTTTGTCGCTAAATGCAAGCTCATTATCGACCTCAAGATGATCGATTTTTTGCTTGTTTGTGGCGATTTTGGCCGCTTTCTTTTCAGCCACTTTCACCAAGTCAGTTGCGACTTTTTGCAAAGTCCCGATTGCCTTATTCAAGGTCAGATTTGCCGCTAGTTCCATTCTATCTCTCCAAGTTGATTTTGCGTCCAGCCGGTGGCCCGGCTAATGCATTGTTGATATTCGGAGCGGTGCAATGATCATGGATCAAGTTGCCCACTACCCGGCGCAGTTCGTTTTCTTCAAAGATTTCCAGCCGGGTTGAAAATCTTATTGAGGCCATGCGGTTGATCGCATCGAAAACCTCAAGATCGACCAGCGAAAACTGGTTGGTTAGTTTGAAAATTGATGTTCCATTCGCAAAGCGGCGGAAGATTTCAACCTTCTTTTTTTCTGAAATGGTGGCGCTATATTCATGCATTATCGCCACCCCGATTTTCCGGGTTGTCCGTAATGTCGCGGCCAGCCTTTTCATCTTCCCCAACCGCTTCCGGTGGTCCATCAATGAAGGTTTCGCCGTTATCCAAGGCGTAAGTAATTGTGCCCGCATCTGGGTCCGCGTCGATCTGCTCACCCGGCACAAAGCAAGGGTTGAAAAGGTGGCCTTCACAACCGGCCAATTGCTCGTCGCGGTTTAGTGGCTTGCTGTGCTTTTCGCACTGCCATGAGCCGTAATCTTTATGAGCAAGCGGAGTTACGTGGATGCATGTGCGGCAAGAGCGTGTTTGAACAAACTCCCCGCCTTTGCAGATGTTTTTGTAATCGCAGAAGCGGCACGACCAAAAGTCAGGATCATCGGAGACACGGCTTGGCGCGTCGTCAGTGTAAACAATCGATTCAACGCGGTTGAAAAGATGCTCGCAAAAACCCTGATCATAATCGATAACAATGCTCATTACCGCGTCAGTGTTCTTGTTAACCGCAAGGTAAAGGCATTTCTTATAGCCGGTTAGGTGCATGTAAGATTGACACTGAATGAAGTGTTCCGGCTTATGCTCTTTCAGCCCCTTTTTAATCAAAGCGTCCCAACTCTTTTGGTTGTGTGATTTGCACTCCACAACAACCCATTGGTCGTCAATGCCGGGTACATTGTGTGCAACGCCATCAAGCAACCCCCGGGCATGCCCACCAACGCCCCTAACGCGCATCTGACGGCCTGTGTCTGGATCGTGGGTGATAACTGTTGCCCCGGCCCCGGCAAGCCCCTCAAGCAAGCGCTCTTCATGGATTTCACCAGTTTCAAACAAGCGGCACATTTTGCCATCAAATTGTTTGGGAGGCGTGGCCCAACGAAACGCATAAAATGGCGCTCGGTTGCAATCCGATCCAAGCATTGAAAGGCTAATACCGATTGAACCATATGGCTCACCGCGCTTGGCTTGCGAGTAATCGTAAATTTTGTTTGCAACGGGGTCCGTATCTGGTATTTCAACCATAATAAAAAAATCCCATGATGTTTGCTCTCCAAGTTGACGTTGTGGTGATGGTTGGCCGGGCGAGGGATGCCAGTCCCTATGACCCCGGCCTTTTTATTGCCCGGATTTTTGCTTGGTTATGAAAAACGCCGCTTTGTCTTTGAGGGCTTGTTTGTTGTTCACCAATTTTCGATAGTCAGGCAGGGAAACAACGTCCCTGCCCTCAATTTCCACCAGCTCCGCATCATTGGTGATCACATCTTGGAACACCTTCGGTAGTGGGGCTTGATGTGTGACTACCAAGGTTGTGCGCCATTATTGGCGGTTTGCGCTGGCGTGTCGGTTGCGCCGTTCATATGCGGTGGCTTTTCACCAGAGGCCGCATTTTGTGCCGGAGCCGTTGCCGCTGACGGGTGAATGAAATGCTTGATTTCATTGCTCGCCTCATAGCCGTTTTTAGGCGGGTTAACTGCAAGCTCAACAATGAAAGGCAAGCCAATCAATTGATCAGTTTCACCCGGTGCATTCTGACCAAAGCCCGTTGCAATACTGGCTTCACCGTAAAGGCGGCGACCTTTGCGCGCATAACCTTCGCTCGGGTGAACCACTGGGTAACGGAACAGGATTTGCCGCCCTGCTTGGTCACCGTCAGTGATTTCAATCATCATGTGTACGGTGTACTTGTCAGTATGCTCACCGTTATCAATCGCCTCTTTCTCTTTAGGCGCGCGGCGGGAAGCTATGAATTTGCCGGGGTATTTGCCAGCCGGGATTGGTGTAAAGCGATCCGCGTCAATTGCCTCTTGTGCATCAAATCCGCCATTAGGTAGTGCTACCATTTTAAATCTCCAAGTTGTTGCGTAAGGGTGCCAGCCCTTACATTTCGCCGGTTAAGCGGCTGGCGTTTCAGTTGTTGTTGATTGGGTGTCAGGCGCGCCGTTGTCGGCAAGCTGCTCCGCTTCAACGGCGGCGCTAGCCTCTTGCTCTTCCGTAAGCACTGGCTCAGGTATTGCGGTTGGTGGCGTATCCATGCCCGGGAAGTAATCGGCCAAAACCTTATATCCCTGAGCTTCGTGATAAACGACCTCAGTAGGTGTTTTGTAACGCGACTTAGCGACAAACCCCGGGCGCTCTTCAAGATAGATCACGCGGGTTCCGTGGCCTTCCGCGTGGCTATGTTTCTTGTTGAAGCCACCCTCTTGCGTCTTGATGACTTTTTTCTGATTAATGAAGCCAACCATATCAACATCATCAACAAGAAGATCGACCACCTTTTTGTGAAGGCGCGGAACATAGCGGTCATAACCTTCCGTTCCCGGCTCGTCGAAACGCTTAATGTCAAAGTGCGCTAAGATCACAATGGCCATGTTGCGAACGGTGCGCAGCTTGTTGAGCATGCGTAAAACGTCAGCGAACTTGTCTTTATAGGCGATATAGCCTTTGCCATATCCCGGCTCTTCAATGTCAGGCCAACCGTTTTCAGCGCAAACTTTGCTGATAATCATCGGTTCAAGCTTGTCGATTGTGTCGATCACAAGGGTTTTGCGATCATGGGGCTCAGTGCCCAACATGCGCAAATAATCGACAAACTGATCATAACCAGTGCCTTTAATGTCCTGCCCGTCACCTGTTTTGGAATCTTGCACAAGTGGAAAACTGAAAACCTCAGTATCCGCTGGCAACCCCTCCTCAGTGAAGATGAAAGCCGGGTTGGGAAATTCGCTTGCAAGGCTGGTTTTCCCAAGCCCTGCAGTGCTGTAGAACAAACAACGCGGTGGCTTCACGTTCTTTGTTGTCTTCAACATTTCCATTAATTTTGCCATTTTCTAACTCTCCAAAAATGTAAACAAATCGTTACGTTTTTGCGTAATTGGTATTTTTTTGCTTGCAATAAACGCCTGAGCGTATAGAAGATTAGGCTGCAATAAAAAAACGACGCTTACCAAATCGGTAACATGCTGCAAGAATTATCAATATTGGTAATTTTTGCAAGCGACAAAATCATAAATAGTGGAGTAAAAATACTGTAATGTTAGAACAAGCCAGTACAATCAAGAGGTTACGGAAATTACGCGGCTTAACTCAGGGTGATTTAGCCCAGCTAATCGCAGAGAATACCGACCTCGAAACAACAACCGCCACGATTTCACGCATTGAGCGCGGTGATCGCCAGTTGACCGCAAAATGGATCAAGGCATTTTCGCAAGCGCTTGAGGTTGATGAATACACAATCATAACGGGCAAGGCCGACATACCGGAAAGCACCGGCGAAAGCTCAGGCATTCCCGTTGCCGGAAGATTGAGCGCTGAAACGTGGTCGAGTAGCAAAGCTAGCAAAAGCGCATTCAAAACGGTTCCGGTTATCCCAACCGACGAATATAGAGACTATTCACATAGCGCTTTTGAGCTGGAAGAAAACAGCGGCGTTGAGGAGCTAACGAACGGGTGTGCTATTACAGTTCCCTATTACGATGCGCGGGTGAACCCAACACCCGGCGATCTGGTTGTTGTTCGCTTCACTCAAGGCGCGCAACCTGAGCGTATTTACCGCACTTGTGCCGGGGAATTAATTCGTGATCGCCTCACAAATACCGTTCAGCTTAGCGTGGCCGGGGTTTTGTACGAAGTGGAAAAAGCCGACCTATTGGGTAAAATTACTGCAATTTATAGACAAGTTTAATAAAAAGGTTGACATAATTCACCGTATTGGTAAATTTTCCAAATCAACTTGGAGAGGCCCATATGGATTTACACCACGAAACGGCTGGCACCGTTTTCAACAAAAAGATGATTTCAGGTCGGCTTGTCGATATCCTGAACCCAACGACGGATGATATAATTTTCAGTGATATCATTCACGCGCTTTGCGGGATAACTCGATACGACAACCACACAACGCGCCCAGTTATGCTTTCTGAGCATTCCCTATATGTCGGGCATTTGATGCGAAGCATCGCCCCGGTGGGTGAGCGGGAAGAATATCAGCGCCACGGGCTTGCGCATGATTTCCACGAATACGCGCTAGGCGATCAAACAACGCCGGTGAACAAGGCTGTAACGCACCTTGCTGGCATTGATGGATTTGGGATGCTCAAGGCGCGTTGGGATTCTGTGATCTTTGAAGCCCTTGGAATGACCCCACCAACTGACGCAATAATTGAAGCGGTAAAATGGTGCGACCGGCAAGTTTTCATCGCTGAATATCAAGCGTATATTTACGATCCTAAGCCGACCGATATTGGCCTTGAAGAATGGCCAGACGACATTGTGGATTTGGACAAAATGCGCGATTCATGGCTTCACATTTCCCCACATCGAGAATTTGCGCGCATAGCTGTTAAGTGCTTCGCAAACATCTAACACGGCTGGCACCGTGAAAATCTGACTATCAACTTGGAGAACTAAAATGAACACAATCTTATCTTCCGAAATTTCCCACAAAATCATAGGTCACTATTTCGGTGCAAACCGGCAAGCGATGATTGATGAAGCGCATGTGCTTTCTCAAAAGGTCTATGAGGCAACTGTGCCCGAAGGCGTTCGCGATGCAATGGGCATGGCCGCTGAGGGGATTTTTGAACCTTGTGACGAACTATCAATTCACATTGGCCGTGAAAAAGCTTTCAACCTACCTTTGAAAAATCCGGTTCCATCGTGCGCGGTTCTTGAGAACACGATTGTTATCTCAAGAGAAAGCAATGCGGTGCTATTTAAAGAGCTTGAAAAGGCCTTTAAAAAATTTGATGCCGCCGAAAAAACTGTCAGCGCCGCTGTTGACACTGTTCTGACTGCGATCACCCCATTTGCCACGGTTGAAGAGCTTGTTGCTCACTGGCCGGAATTGGCTGAAATCATTGAAGTTCCCGAAACGAAATTTAGCGGCGGTGAAAAGACAAACATCACCAAAGCAAAAACAGCGCTTGAAGCATTGGCCGCGTAATGCAGAGCGATGGTTGCGCACTTTGTTTCCTGCTCGGCGCGTGGCTCCACTCGGTTGGCTTTACCCTTGCGGGGGTATTGCTGGCCGCGTTGGCGCTTGGTTACTTCTTCGGGGGTAATACACCCGCATGACCGCTAAGCTGAAAATTACACGCACGCAAATTAATGCTGTGGCCGCTGTGGCCATGCAAAATGATATCGCCATCTGTGTTGAGCATGAAGGGCTCAAGCTGACCGTCTATCCTGACACAAAGGTCGGTGATAGGGTTGAAGACGCAAGCCAATCGAGCTTGGACAAATGGCGCAAAAACAAAGGCAAAAAGCAATGACGAAAGTTAACCTTGAAGGCTTGCACATTGTTAAGGTGCGATCAAAGTCGGGTAAACGGGTTGAATATCATTACGCCTTTCGTGGCGGTCCTCGCCTCACCGAAAAGCCCGGGACCGCTGCTTACTTGAGAGAGTTCCAACGCTTCGCCAAGGCAAAGCCGGTTGAAGCACTGGGCTCCGTTAGCGCTCTTATTGAAGACTATCGCCGGAGCGCGAAATTCCTGAAACTGGCCACATCAACTAAGCGATCCTATACCACGGCCCTTGATCGCATTGGCGCTGAATTTGGGACCATGCCGATTGAAGCCCTTGAAGAAAGAGGCTCCCGAGCAGAGATTTTATTATGGCGCGACGAAATCGCCGCCGAAACACCGCGCACCGCTGACAACACCGTCACCGTGTTTGCCCGGGTGCTTGCAATCGCCGTGGATCGCGAAATGATTATGCGCCACCCATTGCAGAACATTGAAAAGGTCAGCAAAGCATCAAGGCGCGATGTTATCTGGTTGGACGATCAAATACAGACAATCATGGCGAAATCGCCTCAGACGATCCGTGAGGCGTTTCTATTGGCTTTGCATAGTGGACAACGCAAAGGCGATCTAATGGCCATGACGTGGGATCAATGGGACGGGGAAGCGCTAAAATTCAAACAGGGCAAGACCGGCGCGGTTGTCCACTTCAAACCGCACTCAGATTTGCGCAATATGTTGAACACCATGAAGCGGCCAAGCGTTCGCGTTCTGACCAATCAATCGGGTGTGCCTTGGAGCGGTGGGTTTGATGGCGTGTGGCGCAAGAACCTTCAAAAGCTGAATATCACCGGCCTAACATTTCACGACTTGCGGGGAACGTACATTACGACCGCATATCGCAACGGCACCACAATTCCAAAGATCGCGGAAGTAAGCGGTCACAGTGAGCGTGATTGCCAGAGCATAATTCGCCAGCATTATCTGGCAACGGACGTGTTGAATGAAACGCAAGTTTGATCGCTCAGTTATCCAAAACGGTAAACTGTCGGACAACGTGCCGCCGGTGTATTTGACCCTTACAACTGCAGGTCACGACCGGGGTCATTTCTATGATCTTTTCTGCAGTAAAAACACCGCGAAAAAGAGAACAAAAGAGCAATTGCCCTGTAAAAAATGGCCTGTTTTTACACCAAACCACCCAAAAAGAACAAAACAAGACTCCTCCCAAGTGCCTGTTTAACAATGCGGAATCAGCGTTTTTATACTTCAGAAAAGGGTAAGACCTACTGACTTCTAATCAGCAGGTTACAGGTTCGAGTCCTGTCGGGATCACCATAATTATTGGAAATCAACAGCTTAGCGTGGCTAACCTACCTAAAGGTCACCATCGCCATCGGGCTCAGGCACGTTTTCTGAAAGTGTTCAAATGAACATGCCCTGTTCATCACACTTGGAACATTTCATGCGTTCGCTGAAATGACGATCGCCAAGAGCTGGCACAAACTTATGGGTCACACCACGAGCTGCACAGACAAAATCAATGTTGATTAGTTTGCGGCACCGGCAATGCATATTGTAATACACAGCAATCAACCGCATTCCAGCCCTTTTGGCCTGCCGCAATGTCTTTATTGATGATCTCATTGGCACAAATTAACAAGAGAACAAAAATGGAACAAACTCGATTTGGATTCGGAGTTACTTTTCTAAAACCCAGCTCATTTCAGGAAGTTAACAATCGCACTGCTAGTTAGCAATTACTAGCGATCGCGGAGCCGATGTTTTAGGTTATACTTTCATTGGATCGGGTTTGTTTACCAACAGTTCCCCGATTAGTCAGCATTCCAGTGCTGCCTACTCCGTTACTAATATTTGAAGGCTACTATGATCGATAGACGCAAATCGGAAATCCTATGGCACTACACATCGTTAGACACCCTTTATAAAATATGGGATTCAAAATCTCTATTGGCGTCAGACATTCGGGACCTAAACGATCGCAAAGAATGGAAGGTTGCCTTCGAAGCGTTTCGTAGCTGGTCGCAGAAATCAAATAACCCCGCTGCACTGAAGTTGCTTGATGACAATCCGGAATTTGAAAACACAGCGGGCAACCAATCGAACAGGTCCATGGTAGTGTCTTTCTCTGCGAGGCGAGACAACCTTTCTATGTGGCGCGTCTACGGCAATATCCAAAATGGGGGGAAAGCAGAAGCCATCGGATTTGAGAAAAAGGACCTAATCTCAATTTGCAAGGCTCAAACAATTGGTGAACCCGGAAAGTGTGTCTATGAAATGGAAATCGCCCACGGGCTGCTTGAAGACCAACTTGGAAAACAGACTGAAAACTTCGAAACAGCAGCGTACTTTGCTGTTTGGCAATTAGCCCACTGGTTGAAAGATAAAGGCTTCAGCGATGAAGCAGAGTGGCGCATTCCAGTACCAGTTGAGTACGACGGACACCGTAAAAATGTGGGCATCATTGGCAACCGATTTAGGTATCCCATAGACCTGCAAGGGGCTGAAATCCACGAGCTGGGCATTGCCGAAATTATGGGCGGACCCACCACCTCAAAGGAGCTATTGGCTGCGTTCGTAGAAAACGCCTACGGAAAACGCGACTTTCCAAAAACTGAGACATCTTCGATCCCGTTTGTGTAACTATCCGGCAGGCTTATGCCAAGCATCGAGGCGGTCTGTCACATCGCGGATGCCCTGTTTAACATCCCGAATATCCGACCGATATTCCTCACGCGCCCTAAAGGTTTCGTCCAGGTCAAATACCACAACAGAAATCTATTGCTTTAGTTCGCTTGAAACTCGTCAATTATTGCAGACATCAAATGAAGAAATTCCTGTCCGGCGCGTTCGTCTAAGGTCTCAAGCTTGCTATGTTGGCTCGCAAAGACTTCCAGCGACATTTCGCCTTCAGAGACTGCCAACAATGCCTCGTAACGAGTCGACAAAATGACGTCTGCACTTGCGTCGCTGCCATAACATGCTCGAGCTCGCCCGTTACCCACGCTTAGAACGATACTTTCTCCGTCCACGTCTAACAGCGCTACAAAGCTCATATGATCGCTGACTACTTTGTCTGCCACGGCGCCAATAGTGGTTGCAACTGTTCGCAAGTTCCCAGGCCTAACAGTTGGTCCTTCCGCTGGGAACTTTGCACCAAACAATGCCAACTCAAGAATGATGTTGCTTGTCGAAGCACCCAGTGAAGTTAGCTCGTAAACAGTCACACCATGAGCGGCTTCTGAGCGTTTGATTAGACCATCATCTGTTAGTTTGCTTAGTCGCTCAGTCAGCAGATTAGCGGCTATTCCTGTTGGACCCTTTTGAAGTTCTGTAAACCTTGCAGGGCCAGCGTGCAAATCTCTCAAAATCAGCAATGTCCAACGATCACCAATACGATCGAGCCCTCTGGCAATTGGGCAGAGCAATTTGTATGAGCGCGTTTTAGCCATTATCACCTCACGAAAACGTTACTTTAAAAAATAAAGCGATCACTTTATCTATTACACTCAATCTACGGCGACGATCAATAATGTCAATACATTCAGCATGCTAAAGGCCAACTGAAATGTAGTTTCGCCGTGAGATTGCATAAATAGATAGCCCTTTGGGCAGTTACATGGAGATACATTATGACCGCAGTCCCTCAACTACTGGATAGGAATCAAGAATTTGCAAAGAACTTCAACGATGCCGAGTTGCCAATTCTACCAAAACTGCGATGTGTGATCGTTGCATGTGTTGATGCAAGGGTTGACCCGGCCCACATCCTTGATTTGCCCTTGGGCGAAGCCGTGGTGATGCGGAACAATGGCGGGCGTGTAACAGACGAGATTATTGATGAAATTGCTGCCTTAGCCTTTATGGCAGCAAACCTTGATGGAGAAATTCCGGGACCATTTGAAGTTATCATCATGGAACATACGCATTGTGGCGCAGAACGGTTCGCAGACCCAGGTTTCCAGGCGGTAGCTAAAGCACATCTTGGAATTGATGTTTCAAAAACAGCCATTAATGACCACCGTCAGTGCTTGACGAGTGATCTTGAAAAACTCGAAGCGGCAAAGAACATCCCCGATTATGTCCAAGTTTCAAGTCTTTTATACGACCTGAAAACTGGTTTGGTTGAGCAAGTGAGCGCGCCAAAGGCTATCCGTTAGTCCAGCAAAGCGGTGAGCATAGTAATGCTCGCCGCATTTTCATGTATTCCGCAAATCTCAGTAATGTGGCTTACATAAATGGTTGACGGCTCGAACCTGTTAGCAGTTCAGATATCCATTTGCTTATGCTTTTACCCGTGCGATGTTCGTATAAAAAAGCAAAGACAGAGGGCTACCAGTGATTTTAAACGAAATGAATAAAGACGAATTCACCCGACGGTTTGCTGCTGACATGTTGGCTGAGTTTAAACGGGCCAGTGAAAAATTTCCAGCAAAAGACAACCCAACTGTCGCAGCGCTTACCGAAGAGGTCGGCGAGCTGGCTCAAGCCATGCTGCATATTCGAGAGGGTAAGATACAGGATTGGAACCGCGTTTACGAAGAAGCTGTGCAAGTTGCAACAGTCGCAATGCGGTGTGCTTTGGAAGGCGACGATACGCTTAATGTCGAGCCGACAACAGATAATTGGAAATAGCTAGACTTCAACTCAATTGATGTTGGTCATTGATATTCTCACGCATATGCCCATGTTGTTGGTAGTAAACACGCACTAAGGGGTAACAAATGGGTATCGGTAGTTTAATAATCTTTCTTATAATCGGCGCGCTTTCGGGTTGGCTCGCTGGCAAGATCGTCAAAGGCTTTGGCTTTGGATTGGTCGGGAACGTAGTTGTGGGCATACTGGGAGCCGTAGTTGCCGGGTACCTGCTGCCTGCTATCGGATTTGGTGTTGGCACAGGGTTTATCGGCTCCATCATAAGCGGCACAATTGGCGCGGTCGTTCTCCTGTTCGCAATCAAAATAGTTAAACAACTTTAGTTACTAAGCAAAGGAGCTAGACATGGAACGCAAAATCAACGTCACCCAACACGGCGGAACTGGCATGCTTTGGTTTGTCGGTTGGCTTTTCACAATCGGGTTTCTTCAGCTCGGTTTCTGGAAAGGCCTTCTTGGCCTGCTCGTTTGGCCATTCTTTTTGGGCGCACATTTCGCACCGATTGCGGGCATATAGTAGCCCGCCAAGCAAAAATGTAGAATTGATTTGGATTAGTTCAAATAATCGACAATTTGCGCTTCAATTAAGCAAACTCCCCGTCTATGCTTTTATGCATATGATGGGGAAAATTGATGAAAAAGATTCTAGTGCTTTTAGCGCACCCTGCGCCGCGCCATTCCGTTACTAACGGGCAGCTGTCGACAGTTGCACAAAGCATAGATGGGGTCACATTTGTTGACCTGTACAAAGATTACCCTCGTTTCAAAATCAACATAGAAGCTGAACAAGCTCGGCTTGAAGAGCATGATATTATTCTCTTTCAGTTCCCTTTGATGTGGTATTCAACACCTTCCCTATTGAAAGAATGGCAAGACTTGGTCTTGGAATATGGCTACGCGTATGGCGAAGGTGGCACAGCCCTAAAGGGCAAGTTTTTGTTGCCAGTCGTATCCGCAGGCGGCCCAGAAAACGCATATGATGCAGATGGCTACAATAACTTTGATCTGCGCACGTTTCTGACGCCGTTGGAGCAGACTGCGGACCTTTGTCATATGACCTACATTTCTCCTTATGCGATCTACGCATCTCTTCGAGCAATCAAAGACGGGCGACTGGATCTGCACACTAGCCAGTATAAAGCACTGCTCTGTGCGCTGCGTGATGACAAGTTTGATTACAAGCAAGCCGCAAAACTCGACATTCTAACTTGCGAAAACCTACCGCTTAAACAAGGAGCAAAATAATGACCGGCTTTCTGTTTCAAGCTTTCGTGTATCTCTGCGCAGCTGTAATTGCGGTGCCAATTGCCAAACGCCTTGGTCTGGGTTCAGTGCTAGGATATTTGATCGCCGGCATCGTCATTGGTCCAGTTATCGGCCTCGTTGGCTCTGAAACTCAAGACATCCAGCACTTCGCCGAATTCGGCGTTGTCATGATGCTGTTTTTGGTTGGTTTGGAACTAGAACCAAAAGCGCTTTGGGCAATGCGCCATAAGTTGCTTGGCCTTGGCGGGCTACAAGTCGGCCTGACTGCGGGCATAATCGCTGCGATCGCGTATGCGTTGGGCGTAAATGTCCAAAGCTCTATTGCAGTTGGCCTAGTGTTTTCACTATCATCTACGGCAATCGTTTTGCAAACGTTGAACGAAAAAGGCTTGATGAAATCTGATGGTGGCCAATCAAGCTTTTCGGTGCTGTTGTTCCAAGATATTGCTGTGATCCCAATGCTCGCACTCATTCCATTGTTGGCAGTGCAAGAATTGGTAGATCACCTACATCATGATGAACATGGCGGCGGCCATGGCGCGGAACTCAGTTTGGTTGATGGCCTTGCAGGTTGGCAGGTGGCTGGTGTGACAATGCTCGCTGTTGCGGTTGTGATCGTTGGCGGACACTATTTGTCTCGTCCCCTATTCCGCTTCATTGCTGGTGCTAAACTCAGAGAAGTTTTCACCGCTGCAGCTTTGCTTCTTGTCATCGGGATAGCACTTCTCATGTCGCTTGTCGGCTTGTCGCCAGCACTTGGAACATTTTTGGCAGGTGTGGTGCTTGCGAACTCAGAATTCCGTCACGAACTTGAAAGCGACATCGATCCGTTCAAAGGTCTATTGCTTGGCTTGTTCTTCATTACGGTCGGAGCTGGTATCAACTTTGGCTATTTGCAAGACAATCTAGCGACCGTTTTCGGGCTAACTTTCGGTTTGATGTTGCTTAAAGCACTCGTTCTTTTGGGACTTGCCTTCATATTCAAATTGAAGGGGACCGACCGTTGGTTGTTTACTTTGAGTTTGGCGCAGGCAGGTGAGTTTGGCTTCGTCTTGCTCTCGTTCACGGTACAAAATGGCGTTATTTCGGGTGAGCTATCTCAACTTCTGCTATTAGTTGTTGCGCTCTCCATGTTGCTCACACCTCTTCTGTTTATCCTTTACGATAAAGTGATTGTGCCAAAACTCACTGGCGATCGCTCGCGTGAAGAAGACGAAATCACAGAGCAAGGCACCGTAATCATTGCAGGCACAGGCCGATTTGGACAAATCATCAATCGCTTGCTTTTAGGCAATGGATTTCAGACGGTCGTTTTGGACCTGAGCGCCGAAATGGTGGACCGACTTGGCAAATTCGGAGTGCGCAGCTTTTACGGAGACGCATCTCGGCCAGATCTTTTGCATGCTGCAGGTCTACACGATGCGAAGATGATTGTTGTGGCGATTGATGACCCTGATCGTGCTGCGGAAATTGTTCAACACGCCCGTCACGAACGCCCCGACATCCACATTGTGGCACGTGCACGTGATCGTACCGAAGTTTATCGATTGTATCGAGCAGGTGCTAACGACATTATTCGAGAGACTTTCGACAGCTCTGTACGCGCGGGTCGGTCTGCCTTAGAAGGTCTCGGTATACACCCCTACGAAGCAGAAAAGATAGTCACAGCATTTACAGCGATGGACCTCAAAGGCATTCGCAAACTTGCGGACGCATATGACCCTGATACACCGGCGCATGAGAACGCTGAGTACATTCGCTTAGCACATGAGGTCGCTGCTGAGATGGACGAAGCTATGATGGGGTCGCGAGGCGCCCATAAAGGTTCAGTGGATCGTGCTTGGATGCCGCCGGGCAAACGTCCTGATTCTATTGATGAATAGTAGAAAGTTCGAAATTAGCAATATTGCGAACTAAAGCGTACTATGTGACTGCAACAATATAGCCCAAGTGTACTAGTACAGTTGTTCGTCAAAATGACTGCAATCGATTACATTTGCAGAATTGCTTACAATTTGTGCAACACTGACTAGACCTAATTGCAATAATCCGTATCTTAGAATGCTTATTGGAAACGTAATTGTTAAGTGCGTTTGGAAGCAAAACTGCGACTGGTTTTCGAGGTGGAACTGAGTTTCACCACGAAGGATTAAACCAGTTGGCCTAAGTATACTATGACAATTGGCCTCGGTTTCGCGCCCTATAGACTTTGAGGAATGGGTAACTGCGATGAGTGAAGTAAATTCAAAACTAGAAGACGGTAATTCAATCACAGGAACACTCACAGCTGGTTTGTCAGCGAGTAGCATGCTCAGCGTTGGTCAACGCAAACGCACAACACATTTTCCAGAATCTCCGAACCTAATTGCCTTCGCCCGTCGCCTAAAAACGGTAACACGTCGTGAATTCGAAGTGTTTGAGCAAGTAATGGAAGGCCTCACTGCACTACAAATTGGTGAGCGTTTAGGCATTAGCCCTCGAACTGTTGATGTTCACAAAGCTCGTTTCATTCAAAAGGTTCAAGTCGATAACATGGTTGTCGCAGCGCGCTATTTCACTTGCCTTGAGACTTTGACTGAACTCAACGCAGACATGATTTCAGAAGCTACAGCGCTCTAATTAGTCTTTGTTCATTCTTGGGTGGAGAACCTGATCGCCAGCTTTCAGGCCGATTTTGACAGAAATCCCACCTGCAATTTCAAACACAAATCGAACTTTTCCAGCTGAGGGGATTGGTGTGGGATCGCGCGGCTTGGCATTCACGTGAATGTTAGCGATTTTGCCATTTTCAGCAATAAATATCATATCTAGCGGGATAAGTGTGTTTCGCATCCAAAACGAAACTTCTCTTTCATCGCCGAAATCAAACAGCATGCCTTTGTCGTCAGCAAGTTCTGTGCGGAACATTAGGCCTTGAGCACGCTCTTCTGCGGTATCTGCAATTTCAATCGTGAAGCTATGTGCGCCTGTCGAGCTATTGAGCGTTAAACTGTTTTCTCCAGCAAAACAGGCAGAGAGCATGAAGAACAAGCACACAGCAACAAGCGAGCGCAACGAAGATCGAAGTGAAGTTGTGATCATAGGTAGATATTTAGTGCGATGAAGGAGCGTCGCCCCAACCGTCTGGACGTATCTCTGCGACCATCAGACCTTTAGGTCCGTCACCATAGCGCGCCAATACAAACTGTCCCGGACGAAGCTCAGCAAGCCCAAAACGGCGCAAAGTTTCCATATGGATGAAAATGTCAGGATGGCCCTCACCTGCAGAAAGAAACCCAAAACCACGTAGTCGATTAAACCACTTCACTTCTAGGCGTTCCAGCTGTGACGAAGGCTCTACAACCACATGGGTTTTTGCCGGCGCCAACTGAGAAGGATGTTTCGCGGTTGAATCATCCATAGAAAGAATTCTAAATGCCTGCAAACCGCCTGGACGGTCCAGAGCTTCAACGACTATTCGGGAACCTTCGTAAGCGGTCTTAAAACCATCGCGACGCAAACAGGTTACATGAACCAAGACATCTGGCATGCCATTGTCCGGAACGATAAAGCCGAAGCCTTTCGCAACGTCAAACCACTTTATAGAGCCTGAGATCTCAATGACATCCACTGAAGGATCATTTAGAATTTCAGCGGTGTTGTCCGTTGTTGAAGTACTACCCTCGAACTCAACATCACCCTCTACATCGGCTGTAATCTTGGCCCCCATAATCGCCTTGTCCTCTTGTCTGCCCACTCCACCACAAGCAGGGTACACTTACTAATCTCCGATTTTGTCCGATTCAGGTTGATTTGTTAAGTAAATAATTAACGATCATTAACCATTTCCAGAACTGTACCCGGTTTTTATTTGAGGATTGAACAAAAACACCGCAACTTCAAAGGGATATAAGGCATAACTTATACACATTCAAACAACTGTGATTGTTGCGTTTTTTCAACCAATCATGAATGGTTGGACCTGTTAGCGAAGGAATCAGCATGAAATACTTACACACAATGGTCCGCGTGACGGACATAGATGAAAGCCTAAAGTTTTATTGCGAAGGCCTTGGTCTTAAAGAGAACAAACGGATTGAGAACGACAAAGGTCGTTTCACATTAATATTTTTGTCAGCGCCCGGCGATGAAGCGGCTCAAGTTGAGTTGACCTACAACTGGGATGGCAACGAGCAATACACAGAAGGTCGCAGTTTTGGCCACCTCGCCTATCGCGTCCAAGACATTTATGCGACGTGTCAGCACCTAATGGATATGGGATACACGATATCTCGTCCTCCACGCGACGGGCACATGGCTTTTGTTCGTTCACCAGACAATATTTCTATTGAATTGATACAGGACGGTGATCTAGAGCCAATCGAACCTTGGATTTCCATGGAAAACATCGGCGCTTGGTAAATCAAGATTTCGTACAAAAGATAAAATCTTAACTATCCTTATTGACCGGCGATTAGTCATCGCCGGTTATTCTTTGAGTTGATCATACAGTGCTCAAAGGCCAAGCGATGCGTATATTTATCGCCCTTCTTATCAGTTTATCTTTTCTGGCCGGTTGCGCCTCAATGGGCGGTTTTTCCGGCGGCAAAAGCTATAAGAAAAAATATGGTCTTTATGTTGAGCATTCCAAAGTTCAAACGTTCTGCCTATTGCCTAAGCTGCGTTACGTGATTTGGAAAGCTGAGATGCGCTTTGGCAAGAAAGCCATCGTAACTTCTGGCTACAGAAATCCATTTCATAATTGGAAAGTTGGTGGAGCTTGGGGCTCTTACCACCAAAAATGCATGGCTGCAGATATCTTCATGCCTGGTGTCTCTAAGTCCAAACTCATTGCTTTCATGAAAAAACGTGGCGAAATTGGTGGCATGGGCTGTTATCCGGGCCGCAAGTTCATTCACATCGATATTCGCAAACGCCCTAGCGGTTACCGTCGCCCCGTTTTGTTCAAAGGTTGCTAACCCATTCGGTGCCATGTGCGTTGAAAAATCAGCTTTTTTTGAAATTTTTGAAAAAAAATGAAATTGCCTCTTGCGTCTTTCTTC